GCTTTATGGTTGTTTTTCTTTGGAGCACACCAGCGTGTTCCCATATTTTGCATTGGCAGCTTACACTTTGAACAACTAATAGAGGACATGCCGCACTTTGGTACGGGCCATATTTCTACCCTGCTTACCTTACGACATGGTACACAGCAATAGGTATAGCTGCTGCGTGCCGATCCCAGTAAAAGCATGCTACCTCCCAGTTTGCACCCCATGAAGGAGTTGAACCCTCTCTTCGGGCTTAGAAGACCCAAGCCTAGATCCGCTAGATGGGGTAGGTGCGGTTTACGATACCGCAAAACGTGTTACTTAATTCTTTTATCATTTTTCCAAGAAGCGACCAAAACTCTGGTGGCTTCATGTCTATAAATGTTTACGGTATTGTTTGAAAGTACATAACGCTTGCCATATTTTATGGCCTTTTCATCACTTTCAAAGTATTCTTCTTTTTTGCGATCATGATTTACCCAAAATTCATAATATTTTGGTTTAGCCATGCATTTCCTTGGCACGTCGAATAGCTTCTACGCCTACATGTGCGGCGGTGAGACCGCAAGCACGAATACCATTACCGTAGCCACCAATTTCTTGCTCTGTATGCTCCGCGCCGAGGCGCATCATCTTGGCAAGGGTCATACCTTCAGTATAAACCTTTAGACCAATTTCATCAATACTGTTGGCAACTTCATCAATCTTGGTATCTAGTTCAGACATTTTCTTGCATCTCCAAATCAATATCCAGGCTTTCTAGCCAGTCAGCAACCTGTTCTCGTGTCCATGTGTGATCATCATTAAGATGAATAATCATTTTATCAAGTTTTCTATATGTATCAGTTTTTCTTGTATTTGAGCAAACTGGACACTTAACCGTTTCACTAAGTGCTGGAAAAAGCTTCTTAAGGTTGCTCTGAACAATAGAGCCTGTATCTATTGCTGGATGTATAATACCTTCTGCTGTATAACCAATTGACTTCCAACCCGGCTCATTGTACACAAGTTTTGCATTTAAGCTAGCAGCTTGTTTTGTCCAAATATTAAATTGCTCTTCATCAGTTAATTGAATTGTACTTAATTCATCAGAAGAAATATTAAAGGCTTCAATTACCGTTTTATCCTTATTCCATACTGGACTAAAATGTAGACCTGTACTTACAGCTTTAATTGGCCGACCTTGAATATCAACAGCTCCCCCGGCCATTTTTTGTAGTTTTTTGTACTCTTCCTCAATGAGCGGCTGTATAGCTTCCTGTATTAGATCTCTGACTGATGCTGCACTGATGGTAGCCGCAAACTCTTCACTTATAGTCCAGCCAACTTTACGTTGACAATGCAAATATACTATAAAATTGAACTGCATTGTCATAATGGAATGCTGCATTGCAATTTCTTTAATCCTAGGATCCCATGGTTGAAGATCCGGATGTTGCGAATAGTAATCTTCTAAAATCATAACGATCCTTCTACTAAGAACCCCCGAGAGGAATCGAACCTCCGCAGCTCTCCTTCGTAGGGAGTGCGCCGGGAATCCACCGGCGAGGGCAAACGCAAGCTATGTTTAACCATACGGATTCGAACCGCCATAGCTCGCTTAGGGAATCTTAAGCTTCCCTCGTGCGCATGAATGGATTTGAACCATTGACCGCTTCGTTATCAGCGAAGTGCTCTCACCAGACTAAGCTACATGCGCGGGTCTTTCCCTGTGCACTTTATTTCATAGTGCCCCACCGTTAATCCTACAATCTAAGAACCGGGATAGAAAGAAACCTTAAGAATTAACAGCTCCCTGACTTTACTACGGAGGGAAAGTTTAGTGCCACGCAATAACTCTCAACATCCTTTTCTTTCAGCGCGCTTGGATGCTCACGTATTGTTGCGTTGCAAGTTGTTAGGAACGTCTTTGCAGATCTGCCTAGAAGCTACAGTATTTATCGGTGCTTACTGTACGCACTTAGCGACTTTCTATGCTGCGCAGTCATATCCAGTCTATTTAACGCTTCTAGGTTTTGCATATTACTATGCCGTTCCCTGTACCGGGTGAGGGGATCGAACCCCCGACATCTTCCGTGTAAAGGAAGCGCTACTTCCGCTGAGCTAACCCGGCTCAAAAGCAGTCATTACATAGATGGATTCGAACCACCAACCACCGGCTTCACGCCCGTAGCTCTACCTGCATTGAGACTTATATGTAATTTACGTCTGCTTTCTTTTATATCAAATTCACGACGTCGACTTTTCGCTTCAATGATATTACGTACCTCTGACAGGAGTTGAACCTGCACTTCCGAAGAAACCTGATCCTAAGTCAGGCGCGTCTGCCACAATTCCGCCACAGAGGCATATTATTTATATTTGGCGAATCGACCAGTTCGTTAAGCTGGATCACTTCCTGAACATGGAAGCATTCTACTTTAAACTACCGATTACGTAGGCCCGGAACGTACTGCCCGCTCTTCCACAGATTAAGAGTCTGTTGCATCACTATTAATGCTTCGAGCCCATTCGCGGTTTCCCGCTTGGTGTATCCAAAGTCTAGCAGACTAGACTTACTGTGTCAACGCCTTGTACCAACCAAAGTCTCTAGCTGTTTTTCGTTTATGGCAGTTAGCACATCGTACATCACACTTGGCCACTTCGTCAAGTACTACTTGCTTGGGCTTTCCCCAGGCAACAAATTGACTAATGTTTCCCAGCTTATCACCACGATGATCGAATTCTAAAACAATAGGATCTGTCTCACCACAGTCAATACATGGATGTTTTTTTAAATACTCTAGTAGTAGATCTTGCATTTCCCGTCGAAAAGCGATACGTCTTTCCGCTCTCCCGGGATTATGGATCTCCTTGGTAGTTTGATAATACCCCTTGTTGTATCGGTTCTTACACTTCTTACACATATTGTGCTTGCCATCAGGCTTTGAAGCGTTATTCGCAAATTCTTCAAGGGGCTTATCAAGTTTACATTTTGTACATGTCTTCATGGCTCTTAGTATATCATATTAAGAGTCTAATCCACGTTCATGCTGATTTATTCCATGATGCAAAATTCCTGACAATTCTTCCGATACTGACAAAAGAGCTTTTGCAATGGCTAAACCTACATGATCGCTGGCGCTCAATTGTCCACCAAATTGACGTTCTGTCTCATTGATTTCAAATTGGGCATCACCATAGTAATCGCCCATGCTTCACCTCCCCTCGCGGAGAGTGACTTCAATCCAGCCTTCGTGCCTTTTAATTACACCTTCTTGTTCAAGTGCTCTACAAGCCTTGCTTACATACTTCTTTGCTGAGGTACCAATATTCACTTCACCTTCAGCCCAAATAGCATAACGAGTATCTGGAAACCGATGCTTAAATTCATTAAGAATGTCAGCTCTTGAGACGCACCTCCGGCCAAAGAAAGCAATAATTTTACGGACTTCTTGGGTTGCCTCTTCATCAGTCATTTTCCGGTGTTCTTTCCATTCTTTACGGTCTGAATACCATTAACCCATACATGTAAACGCCTTTGATGATCGAAGGCTCCGACCTGCATAACAACAACTTCATTTTTTGAAGTGATTTTCTTCTTAGCGTGTCCTAAAGCTTCCGTTTCACGCCCAAAAGTTCCCTTTGCCGCTCCATTGACATAAACCCAGAATGGAGTTGGAATTTCGGCAGGCATCAGTTTCCCTTAAACTTTGGATTCTTCTTCTCTTTATCCTGCCATTGCGGATGTGCGATAGCATTGCGAGTAGTGCGACCCTTTTTTACGGTCTGAACACCACGCATCCAAGAATACCATAGTGTAGTACCATTAGTTGTAACCTTATTGATAGTCACATGGTGATTCTTTCCCACCTTGCCATTGGCAAAGCTTAATGCTTTAGGTTCTTTTTCAAACTCTTGCTTGCCGCTTCCCCAGCTTACGACAAACACATCATTTTGATTCTTCATGCCTTCAACTTTCGAATAGGAGTGCAGTCCTGGGATTCTCCGAGGACTCGTTTATTAGCTGGATCAATTACCTTGATATGCCATCCAAGACGCCCATTTGCATCAACCATATTGACTCTTAGTCAAATTTTACACTCACTGGCTTATTACAAAAAGGGCATTTATCTTTGATGATTTTATTAACCACGCCAAAACGCTCTACCTTGAACTGCTTCTTACATTCTTTATTTGCGCAAGTAACATTTTTAGTCACCATGCTCTTTTGCCCTACCATTAATTATCCTTAAGCGGCCTAGCGGGGAATCGAACCCCGGCACAATAATGAACTGTTATTGCGTGTAGGTTGTTCCTGCCTACGCACCGTCTCCTAGGCCAAAATCATTATGCTATTACAAAAGAAGGTTCATTCAAGTTGACACGAATATACTGAAGAACTCCTTCTGCATCCATTACTTCATCCACACTTGTAATTTTATGCCCAACATTATCAATATTTAAATATTCACCTTTTTTAGGTCTATATTGCGTTGCCTCAACAGTTTTAATTAGTTTTCGATTATCTCTATGATCAATGTAATTGAGATTAATTGGCTCTAACACGTATTCTCCAAATAGGTTTGAAACTAAGTAGGCCGCCAGGGACTCGAACCCTGAACCCTCCGATTAAAAGTCGGATGTCTCTAACCAATTGAGCTAGCGACCCATTTGTGTTTGTTTGCTCTTTGATAAGCATTCTTCAATGGTCTACAAAGATCGCACAAACAATTCTTTTTACCTGTCAACCCTCCGCCATGTTCAACTGATTCTTCCTTTGCAGATTTGTATTCATGGTGATCTCTGCATAGAAGTTGACAGAGCTTAAGTTCTTCAAAATATTTCTTTTTAGCACAAGACCATAATTTACCAAGGTCCATTGTTTTAGTCTTTGGATCGGTATGATCGATCTCTAGGTTTTCAGTTGTACCACACTCTACACATATCCCGCCCAAAAACTCAACTGCCTGTTTTCGACGTGTATGATAACGTTTGAGCATATACTCACGCATGTATTCGTTGGTGTTGGCCATGTGCAGAGTGTAGCACACCTACTTTTAATCCGCAACCTGCTCTTCCTCTGAGCTACGGAGGCTTAAGCCGCTTACGCGGCAGTTTTTTACTTTACAACCTTCACATCTGGTTCTGCTTCAAAGCGAAGCGCAGCTTTATAGTATTCACTGCTTGGATCATTCTTATTTTCTGCCCATTTATTACTAATCTTACGAAGCTGGTTGCCAGTCTGATTACGCAAAGTCTTGGTGACCTTGCCGTTTACACATAGTTCGATTTTCCAGCGATTATTCATCTTTCACGCTCTTTAATCTAGGCTCTTTTTCTACTCTAACGCCTTTTACTACAGTGGGTTCGTTGTTATACATCCGTTCCCATGCACTGGCATTTTGAGCAGTTTGATTTCGATAGGTTTCTTCGGCTCTATGGTAATACCAAACAGTTACTTTGAAAAGCTGGTCATTTGCCATTAAACCTCTTAAATTATTTTACAATATTAATATTTGGTTCTTTGGTAACATCAATATGTGTTATCTTTCCCCGACTATTAATATATTCGACTTCGTGTTTTTTAACCTGCTTAGCAGTTTGATTTCTAAAAACTTTTTCCGGTTTATTTCGATAATATACAGTTACTTTGAATCTCTGGTCAGTCAAACTTTCCCCTATATTTCCTAGCAACCTTGTCGGCTAGCTCTTTATGACCATTCAAATTAAGGGCAGCAACTACAATTCCAATGTCACTCTTTACAAGAGGAGATTTAGGATCTGTAACTGCTCCATTGTTCTTGCTTACACGAAGAACAGTACCTTCAAACTTTATTTCAAAGTAATTACCTTTATCTTTAAAGGTAGCCATCATACTCCCAAAATTCTCGAACGCAATATTGTCGTCATACTGTTTGTTTTAGGGTTATTGATGTGTGCGCTAGTAAAATCTTCTGGTGCAAGCCTGCGCCCAATCCGGGCTTCCAAGCACAACACGTGTAGCATACCAGCTTCCGGCATGTTTGCCAAGCCCTGCCACACATTATTTTTTACGAAATAGTGCTCAAATTTGGTGCATTCGCCGCAGTCTACACAAAGCCATTTACGCTTGGACTTATGCATTGCTACTCCAGTTGTTCGGGGCACCGATTTGGTTGTTTAAGCATCCCAGCAAGAAGCCTAGCACCTGGCTGGCCATTCTGGCTATACCCCGTCACAAACTAATTATCAGGCGCCGCCGCCTGGTTGTGGCTGTGCTGCTACCTGGTTTAGCTGGTCTACTGCACCTTCAATACTATCTGCGGAAGCCTGTGCATTTGCTAGGGCTGCGTCTGTTGCTGCCTGTGCGTCTGCTAGAGCTTGATTCTGCTCTACGTCTTCCTGATCTTCTGCGGCTGCTAGTGCGGCTGCTGCGTCACGCTCTGCTTGTAGAGTTGTCTGTAGTTCAGCAATCTGATCCTGTAGTGGACCAGTTAGCTGTGCTACACGATCAGCAACACCCTGTACGGCTGTCTGAAGATCTGCAACGCTCTGATTAAGATCTGCCATTTGATTTTTCACCTCCCGAAACTCATCTCTCAATTGCTCGAATTTAAAAACAATTAAATCTTCGAGGTCCTTGAGCATAAGCCGAGGGTCAATAGAGTTTGGCATTTTCACCCTCCTTCTGGCTACATTAATATACCACAGAAGGATGAAAATTAAACCTTAATCTTAATGTTATATCCAGCATTCCCAGCACAACCAGAGTGTTTCTTTTTCACTCCAATAGAGCCTACGCTCTTTATGGCAGATATCACAGCACTTTGGTGTACGTCTCATTGCGGCGGAAATACAATCCAGTTGGTATTTGGAGTTAAGGTGGAATGAATATTGATTTCGTAATCAACAACTTCCCAATTCAACCCGCCAAGACCACAACCTAGTGCGGGGACTGCAACACTGTCAATATTAAAGCGATTAAGGTAGGTGGCCATGGCAACAAGACCACTTCGTACATATTCATAGGTTGAAGGGTCACGCCAATCGTCCTTGGTTGGAAGATTAAGAATAATTGGTTCTTCTTCTAGGTTAGAATAATAGGAATGAACCATCCCCGGGCGTAGGAGATCACGATTGCAATATTCTTCGTAATCCATCAGCATTAGTGGATATCGCTCTGCAAAAGCTTTTGCTAGGCCCCCGCCCATTACGCCTACGCAATTTACTGGGTTTACAATCGCAGTAGCACCTGATTCAAAAATTGAATCTGTAGAGTATGTCAGCTGCATTTACTTTCCATTCTTTTCAATTAATTCTACCCAGGCCGCGCCCCAACGCTTTTTAGCGTAGGCGCAGATGTCTTTGGCTGTACGCAAATACCCATTCTGCTTATGAAAAATATAATCATTGTAAGCAGCTTGTATTCGATCTCGCTTACGCCACTTCATCTATTTCCTTAGATCGCGTTAATTTTTCGGTTAACCATGGCGATACCTTCTTCGATATCACGCTTTTGTTGAACAAGTTCTAGCCTAAGCTTTTCAAGCTCTTCACGGTATTTCGATGTTTTACCTTGCTCCTTAAGCTTATTAATCCTAAGAATGCGTTTGGCAATTTGACTCTTCATATCTTATTTACCTTTCGGTTGGAAACAAAGAGCCTTCTATGGGAATCGAACCCATGCTATATCCGTACCAAGGATATGTGCTACCATTTTCACTAAGAAGGCGATTATTACTCACCAAAGAGTCCGTTGGTGTGTAGACTTATATTTTTTTAGAGCATCCTCAATTGGCTTTAGTTCCCTTTTGCTATAAGTCAACTTTGCTAGCTTAATTAGCTCGTTATATGCCTTAACCGTTCCTGGCTCATGTCGCTTTGCCATTCTAGTGACATGATCATTTTGAATTTGAATTTGACGTCGAAGAGTTGAATCAGGAAGTTCGCGCTTAATTTTGTTATAAATTTCTCGGTCTTCTCTGTTAAACATATTTTACTCCTCAATTTAATGTTACTACTTAATTATAGTAGCGGGGGAGGGATTTGAACCCCCGACCTCCGGATTATGAGCCCGTTCAGCTACCGAACTGCTGCACCCCGCTAAACTTGGGGATCGGAATTCCCACCTTTCCCGACCACAGTAAGCCCAAACACTCTAGCTTACCACCCGACTCAAAAGGGGATATTTACCGCGCACCTTTTGAGCAGATTAATTAACGTCTTCCATTTCACGCTGAAGTGCCTGCAAAACTCGCAGCCGTTCAGCAAGAAATTGAACCTCGTTGTATTCTACACCACGGAGGTTAAATCGTGCAATACTCTCCGCGTGCTCTAGAAAAGTTACACCCGGACAAATTTCTTCGTTTTCACGCATTCCTGTTTCCTTACGCATTGTACGCATTACTACCTCCCAGTTTTTATTTAAAGGGTACGCGGGGGGATTTGAACCCGCCGATAAGAGAGTCACAATCTCTCGTGTTGCCAACTACACTACGCGTACCATGGAGTCTTGTCAAGACCCAAGAGCCACCTGGAGGACTCGAACCCCCGACCTGCTCATTACAAGTGAGCTGCTCTACCAGTTGAGCTAAGATGGCACGGTATATGTAAAGCAACTAGTGCTAGCATTACTCCTATTAAATGTGGGTATTAATAGGCTAGCTGCTTTACTTCATTAGACCACGTTTCCCACACCCGGGTCTAATCGCCGTATACCCGGCGCCGCGCGGAGATAGAAGGATTCGAACCTTCGGGAGCTTTTACCCTCCAGCACCTTAGCAGGGTGCCGCCTTAAGCCAAACTCAGCCATATCTCCATATAACTTTTAAGGGTAAGTTACCAACCCATGCAAGCTATACTAGCCTACATTCGTTTCGTTGTCAATCACTTGAGGCCAAGTGTGAATACTTGATTGCTTAGACCACCACAAACCCCGGCGGCTGGCATCTGACCATTGTTCTGAGCACTCCACTTATTAACAATATCAAGACACTTATCCATTAGGGTAAAGGGCGTAAGCTGCTTCTGCTTGATCTCGTTAGTACGTGCCTCAATTTCAGCGGTCTTCTGGTTTGTTACAGCAGTCTGCTGATCAGTTACAGCCTGGTTCTGCTTATTAACCCGATCCTGAAGTTCAGGTGAAAGGTCAATACGCATAAGGGCTACATCAGTAACATCGATACCATTCGCATTAAGAACATGGCCTAGACCATCCTTAATTTCCTGCTGAATCTTGACGACGTTTTCACCCTTGACTGCATCTTCTGGAGTGTACTTGCTGATGACCTGGTAAACAACTGAACGAGCTTGCTTATTTACCAGCTTGTCAGCAACAGCATCGAATTCCTTCCATTGCTGCCAAAGCTTAATAGCCTCATCATCATTACGAACAATCCAGTTGATATTTACGTTAGCAGCACCAGATCCACCCCCGGCAAACTTAACCGAAACATTGGACCCATTGCCATCAGTTTCATCAAGGTCAATTGGCTGCTTAAAGGTAGGAAATTCAGTAACTTCTGCCCAAGGCGCAATCCAGTTTAGTCCAGGATGTAGAGTATCCGTAGCCCTACCGAATTGAGTCTCAATACCAACTGTACGTGCAGTCACATTCTCAAGCGAGCCACCGATAAGGAAAGCTGCAAAGAGAACTGTGAAACCCGTACCTACACCAAGTAGAATCTTTCGAAGCGGAAGCTCGTCATAACCCTTCCGATCACTATCCCGCTTAGCAAGAAAACCGCTCGTAAGTACTGCTAGAGCGATCAGCCCTAGAATTCCAAGAAAAATAGTATAGCCCATATTATTCCTAACACTAGGGGTCAATTTACTTCGTTTACTGCGTCCCCACGACGGGAGTCGCACCCGCTCTACTACCGTGACAGGATAGCGTGCGCACTGGTACACTACGTGGGGTTATTTCCAGCTCTTGTTGGTTACAATCTTATGTATCGCATTCCTACCAACATTAAATTCATTTGCTAACTTTCTAATACTTGTCACTTCATTAGCATATTTGTGCCGGATTAAGTCAACTTGCTCATCTGTTAGCTTAGCACTTGAACTATTAGAGCCAAAATTCCTTTTTTGAGAAGCCCAATCAGTTATACTCTTAATTAGATGACAACTTTTACATCTAACTACACACTTGGCTAACTCTACCAATCTAATTTCTGCTCTTCTAGACCAAATATCTCTTATTTCAAAATTTTTTACATTTGGATTAACATGATCTACTTCAAGGTTTAAGCGAGATCCACAATCAACACAAGGACCATTTTCATCTATCCAGTCTTGTCTGCGCTTAGTAATCCACTCAAGCTGATACTGCTTCTTCTGATCTCCGCTGTAACCCATGTTGTATATACTAGCACGCTGACTGTTTAACGTCTAGTAGCTCGTGCTAGGAATTTCCGTTATCTTCTGCCCGGCTTGCCTGCCAGGCACCAAAATGTCCAACCATATTAGCATAGCAACTGATTAGACCAATCCATAATACTGATTCATTCCAAAATAGAGCGGTAGGAATGACTAGCAAGCCCCAAATAAAGGTCAAGGTCAAATGAACCTTTTTCCAATATTTTGGATTGGAAGCCCGCTTTTTGAAAGCGTTTAATATTTCCATTTACTAAGTATAACACTGAGTAAATAGCTTATGCTGCTTTACTTACCACTGACATGCTCTTTAAATGCTTCTTGCAGATCCTTTTTAGTAGCACCAGTTCCAACCCATTTACGACAGGAGCAATCGGCGGACCATGTGCCAAAGCGTCTTCCTTCACCATTATATGTCACATTTTTCATTTCATGCTTTTTGGCACTCATATTAGATCCTTCAAGTGGCTAACTTTCCAAATATTCTTAAGCATCTTTTTATCCGGCCCCATACCATTCCATCTGCCACATTTACATGAGCCTGACCATTTACGAAGCTTCTTAGATTCGTTGGGATTATGCTTAACATCTATTAGTTCATGCATTAGGCTACTCGCCTTCCCTCTATCCATTTAGCAATTTGCCGTGGATTTTTATCGTTCACGGTTTCATATACAAAAACTTGCTTAAATGTAGTAGCTATTGCGCAAGTTTTTGTATAGCATAAGCCCTATTTGTATGGTCCTTACCGCGCTGTTTCCCACCAACATAAATTTTCCAACGAACCATTTAATTCCCCTTAAATCTTAGGGCTAAGTAGTTTCACTCCGGTTGCTTCACTTAGCCATAATCATTCGTAGCTGTCTCCTCATTGACTCCACTGTCCGGTGGAATAGGAACTGCACCTACCTACTACGGGGCTTATCTCTGCCCAGCACCCTGCTGATCAGTCAATGGTGCAATGCGCCGTCCCTGTTGGTAACGCTCCAACTCTTCTAGATTTTCAGTCTAGTATGCATCTATAAACATCTAAGGACGCTTGTTCACCACATATCTTTTGGCAAAAATCGTTGTGCATCATTTGCTCGCTGCACAAGCAAATTAGCATCTTCGTTCATCCTCATCTTGCGGAGCTTTTCTGCTAACTTTTTAGCCTTTGCTGGTGAACCCTTCTTGCGTAAGGCTAGATCTCTATGCATTTCTTTGATAAGTTTGTCAAAGTCTTCAGCCATTCACCAATCACTCCTAGGCATCTTCTTTTTAGCTTCACGAATCTCTCTGTTCAAACGAGCAATTGTTGCATCCCAGCTTTTCTGCTCATGAGTCTTTAGATATTCTACCAACGTTTCTGCCCGCTTGACACAACCTTTGTTCTGTTTTGCCAGAGCTTTGTAACAAGCATTAACTTCTTTGACTGGTTCAAAAGTAGCCATATTACCTCCGGCGTCTAAACCATCTTGGCTTTGTATAATCCTTTAAGCGTTCAATATGCCCGCATTTTCTGCATTTACTACTTGCTTCAATAACTTTTCCATCATCATCGCGAACAGTATAGTCACCCATACTTTTAAAATGACATTTTGGGCATTTTTCCATGTGCCGCCGGAGGGATTTGAACCCTCAGAGTAGTGTTTTACAGACACGCTCCCACATCCTACGGTCGTCGGCTTGAAGGTGAAGTGCTGGAATCGAACCAGCAGGCGGGAGCTACCCTATTTTGCACCAAAATTTATATTGCGGACTCGAACCGCTCGCAACCATTGCCAAGACAGGAATCGAACTGCATACCTCCATACTTCACCAGCTCCGGCGATAGGAATCGAACCTATAGGGTGGCAGATTAACAATCTGCTGTAGCTGCCAATAGCTACTCCACCGGAATATGTACAAGCTATGATGGAATCGAACCATCGTCTTGGCGTTCTACCTGCTCTACCACTGAGCTAATAGCTACAAAATAACCGCTGTCCTCACGTATCATCTCTTGGACATTTTACGCCGCTAAGCGTATTCTCCATACATTTTCGGCATGAGAAACAGATACGCGCCCATGCTTTATATATGTATTTCACGGTTATTTTGTTTGTACGCTCCCCCGTTAGGACTCGAACCTAAAACCGGTCGGTTAACAGCCGACTGCTCTGCCAATTGAGCTACGGGGGAATGTGCCCCTAAACAGTAACGCCTTTTGCCATACAGCGTAGATCCTTATTGTGATGACCTAGGGGTCGCCAGCCATCTTTTGAATCTACCGCGATACCGTCTGTAAGAACTACTCTAGCGCATCAGCGACTGGGTGTCAAGCACTAGTTACCACCAAATTGTGATGAGGTAATGACCTTCTGGTAAAAGCTTTTTTCTTGCTAGGTCGCATCCAATAAGTTCCCAATCAACATAAGGGTTCGCTGACTCTTTCCATTGTGTGATTTCTGCATCAATGTCTGAATCTGTTTCAAAGTCCTTTACTTCAAATTCAATATAGGATTCATTTGAATACTCACCTGCTTGAATGTCTGGCCTAAAGCCATATATACCCTCAAGAAAATCTTCTAGATCATGGTACCATACAACAGTTACATTACTACGCGCCTTAAGATCCATTTTATCCAATTCTCTTAATTAGACTGTTAAAGTACCGCGTGTGGGGATCGAACCCACCTAGTAAGAATTCATAAGATTCCCGGATGCTACCAGCTTACCTTACGCGGCATAGCATGCTTTCGCATGCCTTAATTTTAAATATCAAAGGTTTTGGATTCTCCCGGAGCCCATTCCTTTGCAGTGACGACCATAGTACCTTCGGTGGTCCCCTTGCTCTTTGCCTCCCGGCGAACCCGCTGAATAAATGCATTATAAAGTTCATTCGCTCGAATTACTAGCACTACCTTACCTTGCTTATTTTTTACTTCTGCTTTAAAGTGCAAGCGTACTGTCATGAAAGCTTCCTTATCCCTCGAATTTCATAGTTACCAACATAGGTTTTGAAAACCTTCTTTGCGGAAGTTTCATCTTTAGCAAATAGAGTTATGGTTGTAATTTTTGTTGGTTGATCATAGGAGATTCTATACTCATTCTCCCCCGGCTTACGTGGTGGTACTAGCATATTTCCCCTTAAGTCTTTAGGTGAATGCTAACACGGCAGCGCGTCGTACCCAACCAGCCCAGTACATTATTAGCATTTCTTATGTGGCTGTCCGCACCTGCTCATTTTCGTTTTTAGAAAGGCGTCTTTCCTGCTCCTATTGGAGTCTTACGGCAGTGTCGACCTTTGGGGCATCACTCCCGCAGGTCCGGTCTGATGCGGACCAACCTTTCGTCGCAGGGGTGCGGGGAGTCGAACCCCATTGCAGTCGGTTTTGGAGACCAACCTCGCACCATGCGCACCCCTATACGGAGAGATAGGGAATTTCACCCTATTCACCCGCCCGTTCGTACCACCCGCCGGTGATCTCTACTAAGGCCGGTATGCGAATACACCACTCTCCTATAGGCAGTCTGACGGAGACGCGACTCTCCCGGCTTACCTAATCTTATTAAACAATCTTGATGCCGTACTTGCTGGCATCTACGGTTAGAAGACTCTTCGGATCATGGCTTGGACGAACATTGATCTTCTTTGTGCTGGACACACTGTCAAAAATAACAGTTGGCCCAGAACTCGTAAGAGAATCGCCCTTCTTTAGTTGCTTACCGTTTAGCATAGCCTTCATACCCATATTTACTCCCTTTGTTCATCGGTTTGTACGTAGCGCAGACGGGACTCGAACCCGCAACCTCTGGGGTGAAAACCCAGTGAACTACACAATTGTTCTACTGCGCCATGGGAAACTTTTTCCTGCCACGAACACAAACGCTAGCTTTCGTTGATGGACCAGGCTTAATGGCATAACCACGGTAATAGTTTACCACTATCAGGGCAGACTCACTAGGTTTACCACATATATTACCGTATATGTACTAGCCGAGTGTTTCCCACTGCCCCTGCGTACTCCATGCCGGATTCGAACCGGCGTTACTTGACTGAGAATCAAGTAGACTTGGCCGCTATCTTAATGGAGCTTACAACAAGGTTTTGGATTTTCACCAAAATCTCCTCGCATTTGTGCTTGCCAAGCTCTGCGTAGGGCTCTAACCAGGTTGGCATCCTAGTTTATTGAGCTAATCCCTGCTGACCTGAACTACTTTACCGTGTTGCTTGGCTGGTGTCAAGCCCTTACTTTTTTGCGTCTAATGATTTTCTACCATAGGTGGTTGTGATCCAACCATTTGGTCCCAGCTTAATAAAGCCACCTCGTTTAAGTACCGAGACTACTTCTTGCTTAATTCCACGGTCACCAATTTTAAGCGGTCCAAAAAGGTCAATCGTCGCTAGTGTCTCCTGCTGTTGTGGTGTCACCTGCTGCCTCCTTGAGTATCTGCAAAGCCTGCCACAATTCCGTTGAGTTGTCAAGCAACCAAGGAAGATCCAGGAGGACCTGTTTATAGTTAGGACGCCACTGACTATTGTCATAACGTCCCCAGTCTTGCCCCGTCGCCAAACTATCGATTACGCGTAGTAGATTTAGCCAATCTACGTGTTTTAGAGATTCTTGTAGCGTCAATCGCGCGTCGTTTGGTTGCATCCTTCGCTTCCTTGGTTACTCGATCTATATGTACGGGTGTGCAATCAAGCTTAGCCCGCAATCTTTCAACTATAACTTCTACTATATTTTTTGTCTCTAACTCCACTGCAATATCCTTGGTTGGAATATAGACAATATGCTCGGCACGATCTTCAAGAACATACCGAATAGAGTAGAAGTTCCATGGTGGGTCTACTAGCAAGTAGTCTAACTCAGTTATCCTGGGAATCAAGTTTTTCAAGGTACCTTGCTCCCTCTGGTGTAAGAGCATAGCGTGGGTTCCCATCGCTGTCAAGAGTTAGGTGAACATACCCATCTTGTTCTAAAACTTCCATACTATCGGCAAATTCAGCAGCTTCAAAAGCCTTAATTAGTTTATAGATATTTTCATCTAATTCTTTAGCTCTGGCTGCATTTGTGCTATAAACTCCATTGCTCTGAATGAAGAAAACACCTTCTTGAAGAAAATATCTAATAATAGTATCTTCTTCGTCTTCCCCGGGCAATGGGTCAATTGGAATCACCAGTTCAAAATCAGGATCAAGCTTAAGCTGTCCTAGATATATATCCGACCAATTAGACAATTTCTTTTCTCTTAACCAATCCTGTAACACAAGCCCAGCAATGCTCTCTGCCTTCGTGGGAACAGTTCTTAGGCTTACGCTTGTATGCTGTTGGGTAGCTTGGTGGCTGTGGACCAGATCCACAGTCCGGACACAATTCACCATCTAGTAGAAGTCTACCAGACATACAGGTACCACACAATTCCGGGCGTGCCTGCTTTGGTATGCGCACCCGGCGAATAATGTCAATTGTCCCATCAGGATTTGGTACAGTATCGCCCTTACGATTGTTACAGCTAAAGTGCATCAAGCATAGGTTATCCAAGGATTCATCCTTGAAGATACTGTATGGATACCAGTGGTCAATAGTTGCTTTATCATCATTAGTAAATGGCCTGGTGCAACCAGGCATCATACATCGATATCCATCACGCTCAATCAGAGCGGCGATGATCCGCTCTTTTGCTTCTCTGTTCATCTTGATCCTTATAGTACTTTTAATCCGTCCAGGAAGCTGGCAAGGTCACTAGGCATTTGCTGTTTTGGAACATAGATTCTATTTTTAACCTCATTAGTTTTTCTACGTTCCTCTTCACGCTCATGTCTAATATCCGCATAGGTAACAATCTCTCCAGATGTATCATCTTTTGGAGTATGTGCCGCTGCATTAAAAATAGCTCCACATACTGCATCTGCAAGGTCATTACCGGTACGTCCGGGGTGGTCAACCTTTCCTTTTTCATTGATGATGATAGTCTTCAACTCATGCTTTAGCTTTGTTTCATCCGGTCCTACTACACGGTTTTCTACCATTGCTAGCAGAAATTCGTTATAGTGATCTCTGGCTACAGAAAGTTTTTCTGCTCTAATTCCGATTTCATTCAACATTGAAATAATATTTGTTGAATTCCAACGGTCAAAAGTAACCAAACGAATATCGAACCCTAACCTCCGCAAGGAGATGATGAACTCTCTAATATCCGAAAAGTCCAGCGCACGGTTGGGACCTGGCTTCCAATAACGCACTAAATCTACCACGACGTGCGGTGCTGGGTCAAGTACTGTTGATCCATATCTGAACGACTTGAAATCTTCTACGTGTGCAAGTGCCAACGCAGCGTTGTCCTGTACAAGCGCAAGGTCAACGTGAACATAATACTGCTTTGAAGGATCTGGTTTAATTCTAATGCTTCCATCATCCAAAATACCATTTGGGTTTTTGAAGGTTGCATCAATTTTAGCTTTATCTTTGCACCAATCTGAGATACCATCGGTATCCTGTGGACATGCTGCAAAACGACCTAGTGAGTCATTAACATCGGCAAAAAAATCCATCATAAAACTGTTTACAGTCTTAGTGGGGTTTACTCGCCAGGTTGGAGCTTTCAATGCCCATACGTTTGCATAGCGATAGGAGACGATCTCATCTTCTTGCCAGGTAATCTTAAACTCATTACCTTCAGTGCCCGGCGGCAATTCAGGATTAAGTACAAAGATATGGCTGTGCTCAGTGACAATCTTATCGACAACGAATTCATTATATTTCTTCATAATGAATCCGTCCTTACGTCTTGGGAAGCTTAGAACCAAGACCTTACCTACATCATCAAAACGAGATGAAACGGTAGCACGAAGGGTCTTATACATCTTGTCTGCGTTCTCGGTTGTATCGCCTTCATCAAATGAATCCAGCTCATCAAGTACAGCAACAAGAATGTTGAGACCTTCAGTAGCTTCATTTTCCGAGTTTAGTGAATATACATGGATATTCTTTTCAAACTCGATATCTCCTTTTCTGGGGGTGTACTTGTTTCTAAACCAAGCACAATACTTAAGACGCTGCTTGAGTCCTGAAAAGAATACGTTGTTGGCTTGCTGTGCGTTCTTCGCTACGTTGACAATATCAATGGCATCGCCTTCAGGCTTTCCATAGTAACCCGCCGGATCTTTCAAGCACAGCAAAATATAGGCGATACGGACACAGATAATTTCGGACATAAAGTCCTTACCGCTACCCTTACCCAAAAGGAAGAATAGTTCTTTACGATTTCTATCTGCAATATCTGCTCCGCGCTCTTCACCATAAAGGTCAATCAGCGTATCGCGCCTAAGAATGTTACTCCCTAGCTCAATGATTTCTTCCTGAATAGGACTGAGTCTAGGGAGTTTCATAAACTCTTTGCTGTAAAGGAAGGTTTGTAGATCAACCGGGCGTTCTTCCCAGATGTCATCTTCTTCATCTAAAGCATCAAAAAAACTTGTAAGATCAACCATTTATTACACGAACAGGCTCTACTTCACCAGTAACCTTTGAAAGCTCGTAGGTAATTTCACGAGCAACTTCAGGGTACTTTTTAGCGATGTTCTTGAGAATACCGACTAGAATAGCCTGCTTCTCTTCCGCCGCTGCAACCATGTCACCGACATGGGACTCTGCAATCAAGCCTGCCTTTCTTAGGAATTCAACTCTATCCGATTCAATCTTTGCTACAGAAGACAGCCCGGCCATTTTAGCTTTATAGTCATCTGCCAAATTTGCTTCTTCAATTGCTTCATAGTATTGCTGAATGATATCAGAATAGTGCTGATCTACAGTCAATACCACTTCACGTGATCTTGCAACCATGTATTTATCATTGCGTGCAAAGTCGCGGAAGTCTGCTAGATGCTGCTCTATCTGCTTACGAGCAAGCCCAGTCCTCTTCTGAATCTCGCTTAAAGGCACCCCGCGTGCTCGCATGCTGACAATTTTTTCCTGCTCTTCTTGGTAGCGCAGGACATCCAATTCGGTGGTCATCGCTTCATACCACCCCCAGTAGATGTCGGGGCGTAAACAGCTCCATTGAAATCGAGCATTCTGGTTAGACGATGCCCCTTGCCGCAATATTGTTCATCGCGATCGGCAATCTTAACCCTACGCTCAAATTCATATTCTTCTTCTTGAGTTGGCGTACATTCATAGCAGTAATATGTATAAAGTGGCATTCTAGCTCCTTAATGCTCTCGCTATTCCTTCTTCAAAGCTAATCTTTGGAGTATATATTTGTAGCATTTTGGTTGGATCTCCGATTCTCACTCTAACACCTACCGGCGCAGAAAGCTCGTGTTTTAGCTCAGTATCGTAATCAACCATCTTGGTTACTATTCTAGCAAACTCATTGAAACTTGTCGGGCGGCCTGTACAAATATTAAACACATCGGGCTCTGAAACATCAATTGCTCGCAAGGTCATTTCGACGATATCGTCAATATGAATCCAGTCTCGAATCTGTTCTCCATCACCCCATATTTCAAATGGATTATCTCTTCGCTTGGCACGAGCAATAAAGGATGGAAATGGATAATCTAGATCCTGAGTTTCGGAATAACCACTGAAAGGACGAAATACCCAAACATTTAGCCCCTGCTTTGTTGCCCAACGTGCGAAATGCTCGCCGGTAAGCTTAGACCAGCCATAAACACTTGGATCTGGGCTACGTACGTCATCCAGATTAATGTCAGACTCTCTTAGACCACGCCTATTTATTGCACCTTCATGCGGTCCAATCTCCCAGTCACCTTGCAGTTCCATCGGATAAGCGGCAGAAGATGAATAATACACTATCTTTGTTGGCTTTGTTTTCAAGGCCCACTGAAATAATTCTGAATCAAGGTTGAAATTATTGAAAAGCTTGTGTGGCGATAGATCGATGACCTTACGTCCGCCCACTGTTGCCGCTAGGTGAATCACTAAATCAAATTTAGTATCATCCTTTCGGAAAAAATCACCTGCATCGTTACCGTCCTTAATATCAATCAAAGTAAGGTCATGACCTTGTAGTCTTTGTACGAAATGCTTTCCAACAAATCCGGCGCTACCAGTAATAAGAATCTTCATTCTGTTTTCACCCCGGCCATTACCTGAAAAATCGTTGATTCTTCATGGCGAACAATCTTATATTGTTCATTTGTCAATAGCTTTTCGTATGCTGGCCAACTCCAACCCCAAGTATGAAACTCATAATGTGCTTCTGGTGTTTCGCCATTTGGTCCACTGACAACAAAGAAATCAGAGTGCTGCGATACTCGCTTAACCATTGCATGCGGATCGGCAAAATGCTCTAGGCATTCAGTCATAATGCTTAGCTCTCCAAATTCAATGTCATCATTCATGACATCGGCAAAACTGACGTCAACCTTACGCTTGTATACTGCATCGCGAACATTTGCTGGTTGGAAATCGTAACCCCATGCAGTTACGTTATTGGCTTCAAAAAATGGCTTAAGGTATTCGAGTAATCCACCATCACCACAACAAAGATCGGAAACAGTAGTAATACCATGCTTGCTGACCAGCTCTTTGACAAATTCAGCAGCCAAGATCAAACGGTCACGTTGCATTCCATGCTGTTCTATATGCGGAGCAGCTTCTCTATCGTCATGGAATTTCTGAGTTGAGAAATATGGCTCGCCATCCTTGATATCAAAGAATCGATATTCTCCTTCAATCATAGCAATTCCCTCAATTTTGCTGCGTCCGCAGGAAGTTCATTAGCTACATATTCATGGAATCGACGTTCATCGTTAGACCAATTAGCTGGACTATTAGCTTCACGATAGGTTTGATCCTCCGGCGCTGAACCAGCTGAATAATGCATATGCTGCACAATTACATCAGGAAGGTATTGTAATGCATTAATAGACTTACCTAACTCCATGAAGTAGTTATCTACAAATAGATGAATGAACCCCGGCGGAATCGCATAACCCAAGGCGTCAACAATGTTTGAAGTAAAGGCTAGTTCAGTGGCAATATTTTCACCTTGTACTAGATCATTTCCATATACAACACCTACCTTTAGGTAGTCCAAAACATCTCGATATCGTTTATCCCAATGTTCTGTACGGGGAATATGGTCATCGCCCATCCACGCAAGGTACTTATAATCTTCGTGACTATGTACTGCAATATAATTAACTGTTGCAGCGAAACGTTTGCGTTCTTGTGAAATCCACAACTGGAAATCGTATTCGTTTTGCACGGCCTTATACTCTTCCAGCGCGAGGTCATCTTGATCTACACCCACTGCTAAATCTAATTCAGCATTTGTATCTTCCAGCGCTGCACATAGTCGTCTAATGTTTTCTGGGCGGCCACGTGATGGCACAATTAAAAGCATTTCAGTCATTTTATTAATTCCTCCAGCATTCCCCAATTACTATGGTGAATAGTTGTAGGAGCATTCCAATCGTAGTTTATTAGTTCGGGAATCCCCGGTTTTAAGCTGTAGCCATTTATATACCCAGAATGAACTGAAATACATATCAGGCAATCTATTGGAGAGAAGAATCCTTTATTTGATATATATCGTAAAAGATTTTTGCACCCCTTTTGTGAAAAATACATGGCTACATTCCCGTAGCCTTGCCATAGCCTAACTAATTCAGGATGGCCATAATCAAAAACTGATCCTTTGTGTCGTTCATAAATTGGTTCGCCGACATTATTATAGCTACTGACATTTTCGTAATCGTAGTGCTGATTCATTGGAGACCACAGAGCAAACGTATCCATATTGATCGGCAGATCGTTGAGGTAAGATTCTAATCTCGATTGGAAATTATCTACCACAATTGCGTCATCTTCGAAGTACAGAATTCCATTGTTTGCTGCTCCATACTCTAAACAGTTGAGTACAGAATAAAAAATTCCAAACTCCCCCGCCTTAAATGGCCCAGGAGTTTCGACATTCTTCCAATATTCTGCCGCGCTTTTTAATTGCGCTGGATTTTTGCCATTTACGGATTCAACCTTAGCTTCAGGCCAGTCTAGCGCAGCACGTATATTTTGTTTTTTTAATTCACGAGTGTCGTCGATACTAATGATGCAAAACTCATGCGTCATCTTATTAATCCAGCTTCTCTAAGTCTACGTCTTATTGTTTGCGTAGAGCACCCGGCTTCCCTAGCTATTTCTTCTAGGGATTTCTGCTCGGTTATCCATTTCATTGTTAGCCAAGCTACGCTCTTTTCTATTTTTGGTTTCATAGCTTGCTCGACCCATAATAAGCAATACAAATAGAATCTGCACAGTCACTTGGTACGTTGATGCCAAAAGTCTTCGCCACCCAATCTATAATTCGTTGCTTACGTATCTTACGTGCTTCATTAGAATACCAGCTCTTAGCTCTCCCCGGGTTTGCCAGCTTTAATGCTGCTTGTTCAGCTCTTGTTAAGGTTGGCTTGGCTGTAGCAGCCTGCCAGGTTAAAGCTGGAACTTCGTAAGCCTTAATACCTCTAGCCTCAAAGTATCCAATAATTGCACCAGCGATCATAGCCAACTTGACCACAGTATCGCGGCTATTGACCTGAACAGTCTTCTCAATGACGAGTGTATCAATTGCTTCGGTATCAAACCTAGCCGCCAATTTCTTTACCAGATCGCCTATTCTAGCATAGACGGTAGAGCCGAGTAATGGAATTTCCTCCCAGTATTCTGGTTTACCGTCTACAGACAAACAAAAGGCAAGCGTTGTCGTTGAGTGATCAATACCCAGGACACGCTTGCCTTTTTTGTTTCGTAACTGTAACACACTGTTATTGTAGCATATTGTCATGCGTCTTCGTCGATATACTCTATGCCTAATTCATCAAGCAAAGCTCTTCTATCACGCTGTTCATCAGCAATAATACATGCATGGCATTTTGAATTCGAATTGTAGCGAGAAAGCTTGGCTCCACATGTGCATCTTCGCTCACCTGTGTTTTTAACCTTGTTAGCATGGTAACGTGCGATTAATTTTGCATTGGTTGCCTCTTTACAGCAATCGTTGCTGCAATAGATCATATTGACCCTGCGAACCTCGAATTTATTCGTACAGGTGGGATTGGCACATTCTTTGGTGCCGTAGGTCTTACTCGCTATCTGCATCTTCTTCCTTGTAACTCAAAGTATCTAATTTAATTGTACCCTTTCCTTGCTTAAAGCACCAATCTCTAATTGGACAGGATTTGCAGATCTTTGAGTTGCTTCTATATGGAATTTCAGGAAGCTCTTGCGCCTCCCAATTTGCGCGAACCATTCGCATCCATTCGAATACCTTTTCTACTTTAGCTTTATTAGCTTCAGTAAGTTCTACTGGAATGAGTAGCTTATTGTGATCATTTTTATTTTCGTAGAGTAAAGCACCATACTGCTTGTCAAGCAGATACATATAAACCAGGAGCTGCATCTCTTGGTATTCTCGTCCTTTGTTCTTGGCAACTAAGTGTGCAAAAGCCTCGGCACGAGTTGTCTTGATCTCAACCAGAATATCTTCTCCGTCGTAATCTCTTACTATGGCATCAATGAATCCGCGAATTGGTGGATCTTCATTTTTAATTTCTACTTCATTTTCTATTTTCAATCCACTAGCTTCAAAATTAGCCTGCATTCTTCGGTGTGCATCAGTTCCCGATTGCATATTATCTACCGAATAGGCGTCAGGCTGCTTAACAAACTCCGCGCCATTGAATGCTAGAAACCAGTAACGTGGACATTCACCGTGCCCATAGAATATGGTAGATGGAGCAAATGTTTCTTTGGTTATTTCTTCTGTTACTGCCGAACCATCGGAATAGCTAGCGTCAAGAATCTTCGCTAGTTTCCGAGCGTCAAACTTACCTGCTTTACTGCCAAACAGTTTTATGAAATGGCCTGTCATATATTACTTACAGAGGTACTTAAGCGCTTGACACAATTCATTAATTGCTTCATGTAGTGAATAGTACATATTCTTTCGCTTGTACTCCTCCGTACCCGCCTTTCCTGGGTTCAGATTTTTATAAAATGCTGCCTGCATTGCACACACAGAACTGATAGCTTGCAGCTTCACGATAAGAGCTGCTGCTGCTTGTGGCGGAATATCAGGCTTTTGTACTATCTTTACAATTGTACCAAGAGCCTGGTCGACCTGCTCGCTATTTATAAAATTAGAAACCTCTAAAAGTTCATCTACATCAGAAATGTACTCAATGACAGTCTTTTCTTCATTCGCCATATTTCTCCTCCCAGGCTTCCAACATTTCTTTAAACATCTGGTCGCCAACAACCCAAACCCGGGTTATTTGCTGTCCTTCACCCAAAGCTAGCATCAGGGCTGGCTCATTACTATTCTTAGCCGCGTCGGTACAGATCTTTGCCCAGTTTGTACGAGAAATAGAATAGCTCTTTGAGTATTCTTTTACATCTACAGTGAAGGGGCCGAGGGTTGCATCACCTTTCTTATGCTTCCCCCGGCCCGAATTCTTCTGCGCACTGCCACCGAAACGACCTATTTCTTTTAGCTCAGATCGTTTGTCAGCCATGTTAAATCTACATCCGCTATCACTACATGCATCTCGCCATCCATATTATGGATAGTTTTAAGCTGTTTCTTATTTGGACTAATGAAAACTTCGTCAGCTTCATGTAGACAATTTCCGCATTGAACGTTTATTTCGATAGCCCTCCAACCTTCGTCTTTTGGCTTTTTAGCACCAAATATATCGTCTAGTTTAGACAAGCAGTTTCGCCTCCAATTCTTCACGGAGATTTCCGTCTTCACGAATCAGTTTAGCAAAACCTCTTGAACCTTGTGCCTTGATATCTCCATAGCTTACCCAAGAACCACTCTTGATGATTGTGCCCGTCTTAATGCCTAGTTCAACTAGTTCAGTTGGTGCATCAATACCAATGTGCTCTCCTTCGTAATAGAAGTCATATTCTCCAGAGAGTCCTGGTGGTGAGGTCTTTGAGTATTGAATTTCGAAGTTGACCTTACGACCTACCGGGACTTCAAGGATCTTGTCACCAAAGACCTTTTCACCCTTGATCTGCTCTTTTTCTGAAGATGAGCTACTTACCTTGATAACTACTGAGCTGAAATACATTAGTGCATTACCACCTTGAGCTTGACCCATAGCACCCCAGGTAGTGATTTTGTTTCGGGCCTGGCTAATGAATAGCACGACAGATCGCTTATTAACTGCGTTAATTTTCATTAGCGCATTAGAAAGCTCCTTGGATAGCGTACCAATTTGCTTGCTACCGCCAAGACCTTCCTTCATTTCTCCATCCGCATCTTTCTCATAATAGCTAGAAGGAATCAAAGCTGAAACACTATCGACAATTATAAAATCAACTTCAGCTTCGCATAGCTCGACTACAGCAGTTGTCATCGCATCAATAGACTTGGTATCCGAGACGATCATTTGGGAATTATCTACACCTAGACGTTCCGCCCAAGCTGGATCATAGGTGGCTTCTGCATCAATAAATGCTGCGGTAAGCCCCTGCTTCTGCAATTCCCCGGCTGTCTGTAGCAAAAGACTAGTCTTTGCTGCTGACTTAGAACCCCAGATGGTAGTGACCCTACCACGGGCAAGGCCACCACCTAGGTCACGAGTCAAGCCAATGGATGCAAGTGGAAGCTTTTCAATTGTGATTTCCGAAGCAGCCTGCATGCGTGCACGAGTCTTCTTCGAAAGCTTCGCCATTACATCTTCAATACTCATCTGCCGCTACTCCCATGTCCATTCGCTCCGCGAACAGACTCACTTAAGCTATCTGCAACCTGGAAATCTGGAAAGCTTGCCTGCTGAATAACGAGCTGAGCAATCCTATCACCAGGTTCAATATCTATATATTCGTACATATTATTATGGTTAATAACGTTAGCTTTAAGTGTTCCGCGATATCCTGAATCAATAATTCCTGGGGAGTTAAGCAAGGTTAGCCCATGCTTAAATGCAAGTCCTGAACGTGGACACATGTAGGCTACATAACTATCGGGTAATTCAATTGCTACTCCCGTATCAACCAAACGCCATTCACCACGTGGAATCCGTACACGCTCAATTGCATAAAGATCTGCTCCGGCATCCCATGGATTAGCTCTTGTCGGAATCTTTGCCAGTGGATGGCGAAGTTGGATCTTCATCCAAAACCTCCAAAATAATTATATTTTTTTGCTCAAAATCTATTTTTACTGCATAAAACTTTTCATTACGAAATTTTTCAAATGCAATCTTGTCTATATGCACAACTCCGCCTTGTTGCTCAACTAATGCACCAAGCAATTGTGCCAATAGCTTTTGTGTATCACTTTCCATTATGAAATATCCTCAATTACTACTGCTCCATCCTTTTTACGGCTAACCATGAACTTTCGAATAGAGCCTAGGCGGGCAAACATGCGCACCTTATCAAAGTTCTTAGAATAGCACATAAGGCTGAACAGGTTCTTTTCTCTATCACAGACTACCAGATTCGCGGTGTTATTACCAGCTTTGGAAACCCATTTTCTAGCTGCAAGAACCTTGTGCATGCCTTCTGGAATGTCATCCATGGTGGGCCTACGAAGGTAATCCAGAATTACTTCTTCAGTTTCATCCAATTCTCCGGCTAGCGAAATTGCTTTTGTAATTCTGTTATTGCTAATAAGGAAGATGTACATTTGGCCCTTGGCAATATTGGTATTCTGATCAGTAAAGGCGCCTGCTGATGCAGTACCATCGATCATATCAACCCTTGCCCAACCTTCCCCGCGCTTGACATTCTTGACCATACCCATGGCAAAGAATGTTTCATCGTCAGAGTAATCTTCCAAAGCCCGCATTTCTTGCTTCATTCGATTTGTAATTAGCTTTGAATCAAATGCCGGGATTCCAAGAAACTCGTACAAATGGTCCTTGTAATCCTCTGGACGTGGATTATCCTCAAATGCTGCCCCACCAAAAGTATTCAATGCTTGCAATACTCTGGTATTCAAGCCACTACCCTTTGTAAGAACATGCGTCTTGAATTCAGCATAACTTTCGTAAGGACGAGAAGCAATAATACGATCTGCCACCTTATCCGAAATATACTTTACGCCAACCAGCCCCATTCGGAGAGCTTCTTCGTCAACGCTAAAGGTTCGTTCGGACCTATTGATATGTGGAAGTTTAATCTTAATTCCCATATTCTTGCATTCAAGCAAGTAATCAGTAATCGCTTCGTTATTTGATTCATTTTGCAGTAGAGCGCACATGAATTCAAGTGGATAATTAGCCTTCAACCATGCTGTCTGGTAGCTCAGCATAGAATAGCACACAGCGTGCGATAGGTTGAATGCGTAGGCACCAGCTTCTTCAAAAGATTTCCATAGCTTTTCTGCTACAGTCTTTTGAATCTTATTCTGTGCACCGTCAACAAACTGAATCTTGAATGAATCCACTACTTCTCGCTTCTTTTTACCAATACCTTTACGAAGCAAGTTTGATTCACCAACTGTAAACCCGGCCAAATCTACAGACAAACGCATCATCTGTTCCTGGTAAACAGGCTGGTAAAAGGTTTCAGCCATATATGCTTCTACATCGGGATGAATTGACCTTGGGCGCTTTTCACCCTTCTTAAATGCGATGTAATCTTCACCAATAGCATTCCATGCACCCGGGCGAACCAGTGCATTGGAGACAACCAAGTCATTGAAGTCTTCACAGCCCATCTTGATAAGCAGCTTAGTGTATGGAGCTGCTTCACACTGGAATACTCCCAGGGTCTTACCTGTGGCAAGCTGTTTAAATACCCGAGGGTCATCAGTGCTGAGTGAATCAATATCGACGATCATGCCCTTATTGCGGCCGATCAGCTTGACTGCGTCATCAATAACAGACAAGGTCTTAAGACCTAGAAGATCCATCTTAATTAAACCAAGCTTTTCACATTCATCCTTGTCAAGCGCTACTACTTCTACTCGGTCATCGCTACTCGTTGACTTACGTGTTTCAATAGGGGCGTATTCAGCAATTGGCTTATTGGCAATAACCACGCCTGCCGCGTGCATGCCATAACCATTGATACGACCGTAAAGTCGCTCGGCAATTTTAACGACATCTGGATACTTGGTATTAAATGACTTGGCCATTGGAGACTTTTTAAATTCTGCAATGACATCATGCCCGGTCACTTCATCGATACCATCCAGAATCTTCATGGTCTTATTGACTTCAGAAAATGGCACGCCAATTACACGCGCTGCATCCTTAAGAGCCTTCTTGCCCTTGTAAGTATTGATATTTGTAATGTTTGCTACATGCCCATAGGTATCGACAAGATAGCGTCGTACTTCCTCCCGGCGAGTATCCTGAATGTCAATATCGACGTCAGGATAGTCTGCACGCTCGGGATCTAGGAAGCGCTCAAATAGCAAATTGAATTTAAGGGGATCTAGACCAGTAATATCCAATGCATAGCAGCTCAAAGAACCAGCAGCAGAACCGCGACCTAGGCCAAGACGAATTTTTTTCTTGCGAGCCCACTGGAGCATGTCAGCAACAACCAGGAAGTAATTAGCAAAGCCCTTTCCTGTAATGACCTCAAGTTCACGCTTAATGCGCTCTTGGTATTCTGGCTCATCGGCCAAACCCTTTTCCTTGAGACCCTTTTGCACTTTAATGCGCAAGGTTTCATTTGGGTCTTCTACAATATCGGGAAGTGTAGTCAAACCTTCCTGGTAGGTGTAAGACTCAATCTTATCAGTGATTTCAAGTGTATTTGCGTAGAGGTCCTCGCGGTCAAACATTGCCGCGCGCATCTTTGCCTGCTTTTCGGCATAAGCTTCTAGGTAAAGATCAAAGTCCTTGAAGGACATTTTGCGTTCGGGATATAGAAAATCAAAGCGATCCATTAGGTCAAGCTTCTGTGCATCAGAAATGCTTGCCTGCTTATCCATCTTAGGATGCGTAGAAAGGATAAGAAAGACTTCCTGCATTACTTTATCTTCAGGAGATGCGTGGTGACAGTCATCTGTTATTACCGGCTTAATTCCACATTCATCGGCTACATGCAGCAGCCCGGCATTAATTGCTCGTGGGTTGTGTGTCTGCAATTCAATATAAAAATCCTTGCCGAATGTATTTTGAAAGCGGTATGCCCAATCGAATGCCGCATCTGCATCCCCGCGTGCAAGAGCCTTGGCAATAACGCCATTCAAGCATCCAGAAAGAACAATCATGTCTTCTGCATACTCTTCAATAAGCTCGAAGTCCCAACGTGCCTTTTGGTAGAAACCTTCATTCCAGGCTACTCGGTTACCCGTCTGGACATTACGTAAACCCTTATCAGACTTAGCTAGCAAAATAAGGTGGTTGTAAACACTGTCGGCTTCTTCTCGTGTGCCTTTGGCGCGGCGGTCAAAACGGTCTGTTGGGCTTAGGTAGGCTTCTACGCCTAGGATTGGCTTAATGCCAGCTTCCTTGGTCGCCCGCTGAAAATCGCGGTGTCCCGCCAAGGTTCCATGGTCTGTAATAGCCATAGCATCAGCCCCAATTTCCTTGAGGCGAGTCATATATTCTTCAACAGTGCTGTAGCCATCCATTGGAGAGTAATGCGTGTGTGCGTGCAAATTGACGTACATATTTACCTTTCTATATAGCTTCGAAAAGCTTTATCTCTAATGCAAAGGGCCCCGCCGGAACGGGGCCCTTGCAACAACTAAATCACCAGTCTGGATCTTCATCCTTAGGCTTCTTAGCAGCCTTTGGAGCTTCATCTTCCTCATCTGCTGGTGCGTCACCATTTGGAAGGTAGAAACTCTTCTGCTTGTCGTAAGGAACCTTATTGACGATTGCTTCAGGAGCCCAAAGCTCTAGGTTGTCTGGAACCTCTAGCTTCTTTGAGCTTGGAAGGAATGTCCAGGGAGACTTCTTTTCTCCACCCTTGGAAATGGTAAAGGTCTGGCCTGTAACCTTACCCTCGTTCTCTTCCATTGACCATTCTAGCAGGTCATCAAAGAATCCACCATCCTTGTTTTGGATGGAACGGGAAAGTAGCTCAACCTTTCCTTCGCCAGGCTTATCATTCTTACGCTCTACGTAAACGTTAACGTAAAAATTAGTCTTAGCCCACCAGTTGCTCTTAGGCTCTTCCTGATTCATTTCGCAAGCAAAGCAACGTTCGCCTGCCTCTTCGTTGAATGAGCATTCAGCTCTACGACGGAAATCTTGTGGGGAATTGTGCTCAACCAAATATACGGCTGGGCCACGATCATCGGCTTGCTCTTCGTCAAGCTCCTGCAAAAATACAACCTTTGCAGATTCGCTCTGTGCTAGCTTAAACCATTCGATCTTTGGTCGATCTGCGCGCTCTGCGCGTTCCTTCTTTCGCTGAAGGATTTCTTTTAGACTTGTTGGCATTTGTTTATTTTCTCCTGTTTATTTGGGTGCAACCTTGGTGGTTACTCCCTCTATTATAGCACATGACCTGCTATTTTGTGCTAAATAATAGCTAGCTCTGGGAAAGTTTTAAACCACATGTGAAGCTCAGCAGTGCCTATTGCATTGTTAACACATTGCCTAATTTCTTCATCTGTCATATCTCCCACATCCTTAGCGCCATGTGGATAGATAACACCATAATCGTAGGCGGCCCAGCGAATTCGCTTTGTCTTTAGTTTTTCTTGAATCTTCATTCCTAAAGCCCGGCCTGGATTATGTCCCTTGCATGTATCTGGACACTTCTTACACTTTAGATCTCTATGTGCATCGTAATCATCATTATCTGTCATTATAATGATTTCATTAAAATAGCGATTAAGTAGTTGTTGATGTGCTTCGGTAAAGAATCCTCCGCAGGTTGCCACCACGCAGGGAAATCCTGCCTGATGCAAGCGCATGGCGTCCATTGCTGACTCAACTACGATTACTTTTTCGCCATGCTTTCTTGCGCGATGGACATTAAATATTGTTCTTTTAGTAGGAAGTTTCTCGCTATTTTCAAATCGTTTACCTTGGATTGTTCTCCCGATAACTCCAACTGGTGTTCCTTCCCAATCATGGACTGGAATTGTCACCAGATTCTTTTTCTTTGAAAAGCCTATTCCGAAGTAGGCTAGGGTCTTGTCGGTAAATCCACGTTCCTTCATGTAAGTGTGAGCAGGTGAATCCCAGAAGTCATCCGCCATTCTATTAATTATACTTACAGGAAAAGAAGGTAATTCATTGCGCTTATTGAAGATTTCCTCAACAATTGATTCTATTTCTTTATGTCCGGCATTGAATCTGGCAATTAAGCGCTTGGCAGGAAAGACATCCAAGTCTCCTTGGCGCATTACCAATGCTAGCAGACTGCCAGAACGATCACAAGAAGGTGAAAAACAGATGTATGTGCCATTTTCTTTATTGACCGCAAAGCTCGGAGTGTCTGTATTCTTGTGGAATGGGCATAGACAGGTGAAAACTGAATCGGTTTCACCGACAATGTCAATTCCCAGTTCCAGAATCACCGATCGGATCTGATTCTCGGAGTACAGATTTCCCGATTTTGACCAGTCGCCAATCGCACCAAAAATCGTAATCCCTTGCCTTCTTTGGTCCTGCATATAAAGCGTGCATTGTTAAACTAAAGCTGTATTTTTTACCTAGCCATTCAGTAGACCAAAGCGGGGGAAGGTCGTGTAGCGGTAAATAACCTTCCTCCCGCATGGTCTCAATCATCAACTTCTCAAGGTTTTCGCGCATTCTAATGAAATCCTTGTCATCCCGGATTTCCCCTGAGTGTGTATATTTCTTTATCTGCTTCCCGTGCATTGTACGCCTTATTCTTCGTCAAAAGGGCTCGTTTCTGGCCACTCTTCTTTAATTGTACCACCCTCAATATCAAGTCGTACAACAAAATCAAATAGTGGGCCGTTACGGTTTTTACGGGCGCAAATCTCTGTCTTCAAAGCACCATCATGTTCCTTATGTGAAATAAGCGAGAGGACTAGGTCAGCGTCAAAAGCTGCTTGCCTAGAACCAGCTGTTTCATAAATCTGTGGTGGCGTATTATATTCTTTTGTTTCGTGTGAAGATGCTGCTGCTACTGCAATGATGGGAACGTTTGAGGTCATAGCTAATGACTTCAATTCCTTAGAGGCATTACGCACTCTTTCGGTCTCCCCGGTCGAACCACGGTTGTCCGACATTAGCTGCAAGTAGTCTACAACAACTAGATCAGGGCCGTATTGCTCAATCTTTCCCTGTAGCTGAGCTGGAGTAAAATCACCCATACCATCACTAGCGGTAACAACAAAGCTGTTGTTACCTTCCATGGTTTCATTTGTCCAGACTTTTAGTTCATCAAGGTCAATTGATGCGCGGGCTAGGTCAGACATCTTGAATGCACCTTCGGACATAAAAGTATATGCCCTATCTCGTACAGACTGTGGTGACATTTCCAGTGAAACATAAAGAATCTTCTTTTTACGAGTCCAAGCATTTCGTGCGAAGTCCAGAGCTAACCATGACTTACCCTGGTTTGTTCTGGAGATAATAAAGATTAGCTGCCCCGGGGCAAATCCAGTTGGGTAATTAGCATCAATAGAGTCGAATCCCGATTTGATTCCCAGCACCCCGCCGTTAAGCTCCATGACGTGTTTCATTTGGGTGTAATGCTCTAACGACTTTTCTGGATCGGTAATATCCAGATCCTTGATGCCAGCACTTACTCTATTTAGATCCGAAACAATACTTGAGAGCTTTCTAATCAGATCAGTATTTGACTTCTTCCCTGCATCTTTGGCAAGACCGATGGCTACTCGCTCTAGTTGATTGGTGATGAATTCATCACGCAATTGCTCAAGATAGTGCTTTACGGTACCTGAAGTCTTCTCAGGCTCAAGTAAATTGAAGTCCGGGAAATTCTCCTCAAGGATATTTCCAGGAACAATTTCCCTATTCTTGATGAAGTAGTCCTTGGTATATTCCCAGATATCACCATGAACAGGAAAGAGCATTTCAACATTCTGACTATTCAGCACCGGTGCAATGTCCTTGCTATTGACAATTGCAGAAATCAATCGTGCTTCATTGATCATTTACCGTAACGCTCCCTGTACTCCATAACTCGTCTTTCTGTGTCCCGGCGTAAATTCGCACGCTCTTCGCTATCACTTTCGTTCTTACGCATCTGCTCAAGAATGTCTGTGTATTCGTAGCATAGTGAGATCAGCTCAGGATCTTTTTCTACCCTTATGTAGTAGTTTATGAGCTTTTGAATTTCCGCTAGACTTAGGTCTCGTAAAATGTCGGCAATTAGGTACTTTAGTTTATTTCTATTCAGTACTGGCTTTTTGCCGAATCGCTTTTGATATTGGGTCTGATAGAAAGATATCAGAGTATGTGCTTGGTTAAGTCTATCTACCATCAAGCTTCCTTATAAGGTTCTAGCTTCTCGGCTAACTTAGCTTCGACTAGGCTGTGGACCCGGTCTATTGCGGCCCCCGTGCCCTTGTCGGTCGACCTTACATGATCTTGGACCTCTACGTCAAGTCGGATATTTTCAAAGTCACCCAAATTTACTGTAGTGCCCAAACGAACACTAATCTTCGTCACTGGTTCCGTCATCTGTTTCACCTTCTTTCTGTTCTGCCTTTTCCATGCCAGGACCAAAACCAAAAGACAATTCTACTTTTTGAAATTCTTCATTCGGCATTTCACCATCATCTTCTGTTACTTCCATGATATTGGCGAGACGTTCGCCCATATTAAGCCACTTAGTAGAAATTTTGACCATTCGATCAATGTCTTTATTATCTGTAGCCATCAATGCCGCGAGATCCAGTAATTGCATAGCTTGAGCTATTGCTAATCCGGGTTCTATTTGAGATTCACCCGGGATCTCCTGGTACTCATACTTTCTGGTCATAGCGCTCGCCATACCTTTTTAAACTCGCCTTCTTCGTTCCTTACGTAATAGGAGACATCACCATTTATAGCCTCGCGTAATTCTGCTTTGCTTACTAAAGTAAAACGGCCCCTTGGAAATCCATCCGGGCCTTTTGGTGCTAGCTCATATAATCTATCACGTAAACTTAAAACTTCTGATTCTGACCAATATAAATTCAATGGTTGCTTGGTTCTAATGGCATAGGCGAACCCCGAAGGTCTATCGATCAGTTTATTTTTTAGAAATTTATGTATTTCAGTTTGAGGTCTTTTAACAAGCTTCGCGACCTCTTTCATGGTGTACGCCTTTTGAAATTCACGACATGTCACACTATACATATATTGCGCATGTGTTTCGTCAGGAAAACAAAAGGCGACTACCACATTCTCCGTCTTTACGACTTTTAGCTTTTTATGCAGCTTTCCATTCAGGAAAAAATAGTTCGGTAATGTTATTGCCAAAGTGACCTAGCTCCCTCTTACGCTCAATCTTATTAAAGATCTTAGCGACAGGGGAGTCTTTATGAGCCTCCCAGCGTTTTCCACATCGTAAACAAAATAGTTCGATATGTCCATAGCTGCTATACGCCCGGTCGAGAAATACCCTACCGCTGCATTTGGAACAAGTGAGCTTAGCCCGCATAGGTTCCACGGTCATCTTCTGGTAGATCATTATCTACCTTGGAGCCAGTGCCGACATTTGCAAGCTTGTCTTCAGCCTTGGTGCCCTCAAAAACAAGCTTGTAGAGAACCTGAGCTGTTGCAAATACCGTGGCGGCGGTGGTGCCATAATTGACAACACCTGCATCTGTTAGATCAACAGGAAGTGAAATTCCTAAAGATGCTACGAAAGAAAGAGCTGCACTTAGAAGGAACTTAGCCTTAACATCCCAACCTCTTTGCTTAATTAGCGAAGTAATTGGAACAATTAGTGCACCTGCACCTAATGCAATCCATTGTGTAACGGTTTGTGAAATCATTATATTTTAATATCTCCTATGAGTGATCACAGGCAATCGGATAGGTACTACTGCCAAACTTCGCTAATGCATTTCCATTTTTTGTAGCGATATTGAAAAATAATCCTTCATGCCTGTCCATGGCCCAATGCAACCGGGTTATATTAGTGTTACCTTCTTTAGCAATACTAAAGGCTTGGGTCCATTTACTATAATGAGCTTTTGTTTTGAAAGCTCCATAGTAGGTCCCCACTCCGGCACGTGGTGCCACGTGGTATAGCATAGCCTTTATGGCTTCGTTTCGCAACAAGCAGGTTTTCATGTATTGCGTACGTCTTCGCAGTATATTCCAATGAAAAAACGTATTCAACCATGCTCTTGCTTCCAGAGCTGTCAGATTTTCTATCATTGGATAAATAGCATCCGGATATAGTACACCCTGGTTGAAGCGGGAAACGCTAACGGCTAATCTAGCGGTCCATTCTATATCCTCTAGTGCATTAGTACGCTTAAAGGGTTCAAATGGTTTATTTGTAAGAAATTGCTTATATTTTCCGCCATTTTTAAGAAAAAGTTCTTCGGTCGGAATTCTACTAAGTTCTTTTGAATATGGATTCATAATTAGAAGCGGGTGATCAGGCGTCACCGAAATAAAGATGGACGCCTGCTTCAAACCCATTAATCCAAGCTGCTGCCAGTCTGTCTGTACTCGTGTAATAGTGTCGTACTCTGTACAGCCTCGGCTTGGATTATAGCTTATCACCTTATCGCCCGCAGTCAAATCCCCTGCGTGAGTAAAACCACGTGGAGTCCATATTTTGATGCGGTCTGGAATCATGCCTTAAATAGCTTTCCATCAACCACGACGGTATGGTCCTTGACCAAGTTTAGAGAGCAATGTGCTACTCCATCAACTACATGTGCAGTTAAAAATGCTTGCTGCCAGTTATGCACTGTTTGGTAGATATGCAATTCTGGCAAGGTCATATGCCCAATCTCGTAACCTTCAAGGCTAAGCCCTGCAAGTGGGTAGTCTACCAGAAAGGTTCCCGCTCTGTGTGAATGGCCACGAATCAGCGAAACCATGTAATTCTGCATGTCGTTACGAACAGACTCAGCAGAGTGCTTACTGATTGATTCACCATGGTGAACATAGATGCCACCTAGCCGTTCTACTGGAGGCTTTTCATAATCATGCCAAATGAATCCACTATTGTTTAATCCATAAAGCGTATCTGGAGTGATGTAGTCCATCATATTTGGAGCATTCTTTTCTAGATACTTTTTGTGCCGATAGAAGTCGTGGTTTCCGCCGTGCCAATGGCAGTCTTCAGCCTTTTTAGTAATTTCTCTGATTTGCTCAAGAAATTCCTTAGCTGGTTGTGCTCCTGATTTAACGCTATAGTTTTCGGCTGGGGTTCCTTCTACCCATCGGCTTGTGCACTCGGCATCGTCAATATCCCCGGCTAAATCAATAGCATTCGGCTGCCAGCTTTTCATAACTTTAAGCAATAATTCTACTGTTCTTGGATCATGTTTTGGAAAGTGAATATCGCTTACTACCAGCCATTTAATATCTTCTGTCATTTTACTCCTTAAGTAAAACACCCGTCGCTGTTTAGGCGACGGGTACTTACATTAGCATACAACTGGGCGATGATCAAGCTTAGGGGGTAGCTAATTTATCCTGTTGGTGCAATGGCTATGTAGCTGACATTCTGGTCACCCTGGAATTTGGTCGGACCCCCGGGGTCACGCAGCTGCCAAAGCATTAAATTAAAGCCTCTATGATCAGGTACTGCACGGCCGTCCAACCCCTTTACAGCATGCAAGAATCCAAAGTAATTATCGCATGCCATCCCTGTTACCACAACCGGACGTGCGCCTGGGAGAAACGGACGGGAATAGTAGCTTCCAATGAAAACGCCTGTATTTTCAGTATTTATAGCTTTAACATAGCCAGCACGCAAAGTAAGACCAGAGTCACGAACAACACCCAAAGCATCATAATAAGCAGTGACTGAGTTCTGAAAGAGCCAGTCATTATTAGCAATCATATCATTGAGCTTACTGGTGGTTATTTGTTCCCCCGGCCCCCAGTTAATGCGCTTATATGGCAATGTCACGTATGTCTTCTCCCTTTTTATGAAAATCTATTTCATTTAATGATACCACGTAGGCATCATCGATATCAAACCCTAATACCTGATAGAAGCCTGGATCTGCTATTAAGCGACGTTCAGGTGCTAATACATCTGCCCCCGTGATAAACCATTCTGTTTTATCTGCTTGAGATATTACTAAGGTCCCCGGCGCAAATCCTATCTTTTTAAAAGTTGGGTATCCACTTATAGACTTTTCTGTAACTTGAATTGGATTGCGACCCCAAGAATCAAATGCTCGTTCACTTATAAATGGCATTTTTGTCTTTTCGAGTATTAAGTAATATTTATTTGATTCTGCTACCTGAGCGAAAGTCCACTTTGGATATCGTAATGGCTTATTGGGTGGCATATGCTTTATGGGTACAACTGGCTCTGGTGGCTTTTTAAACCAGCTCATTTTATTCCTTTGTTACAGTTTGAATTGTAATATCTGATTGATTCAGTTTTTCACTAAGCTCTTTATTTTGCTCTTGTAGCTTCTCAACGATTCTGACAAAAGTCTTAACCTGTGCTCTTGCTACTGCTCGCTCAATACTTAGTGTTGCATTTTGCTGGGAAAGTTCATCAATGATATCTTTCCATTCTTGCTCTTCCATTTTACTCCTTATTTAGTGAATTGAAAAACGTACTCCACCAAGTCCTACGGTTGATGGTGAAACGCCTACGTTATATAGGAACATATCACCACTGGTGTTAATAACCAAAATTGCGCCATTCTTACCCGAGTAAGCTGTGATAGGGAAGTTGTCCTCTTTTGGTGGACGATAGCCAGCAGGAAGTGTGCCAATCCAGACTCCGTCAGTATAGTTTCCGCTGGTCATCTGTCCTCGGAGCATTACTGTTCCATCAGGAAACTTTCGATAACCCGGATTAGGCCAAGTAGATCCACGAGCAACCCACCCATTCTGTAGGGTAATATCTGTCCATCCGCTATCATGCACAAGTGCGTTCTTTGCATATTCATATCGTACATAATCACCTTGGGTTCCAATAGTCATATATGTATCGTAGATACCAATTTGTCCAAGAATTGCACCAGCAGATGTTTTTCTACCCCAAACAGATTGAGTACTGTCTTGGTACATGTAGCCCAATTCATTTGATGAAGAGTCAAATACTTGCACGTCAGTTGAACCATTGGTCATGTCCAAACTGATAGCGGCACGTTCGACGTTCGATGAATTAAATAGCGACCAACGTGAAGAAGTTTTGTCCAAGGTTATTTTACCACCATAGTACTTGTATGTACCAGCTGCGGCGGTTGCTGTTTCATCAACATGCTCTAATGTAAGCTTATCTGGCATCCATATTCTTGGTCGGATCGTATTTGACCCTTGAGTATACGATGAGCTATTTAGACCCAGCAATGCCTTGCTTGAACCACCAGCTGCGGCATTGATGAACGCCTGACTACCATCATTACCATTGAAGAAAATTGTTGGATAGAATCCGCTCAAGTCCGTCTTGATAGTTCCGGAACTACCAGTAACAATCAACTGTCCGCGAATTGTTGCGGCGTTGAATTCAACGGTACCATCACTATTAATTGTCCAACCCTGTGAACCAGAAATATAGTTGGCTGATGCCATTGAGCTAAGACCAATTGTGCCATCGGTAAAGGCGCTTGGGGTTGTCACACCAACTGGAGCAACTTCAACCTGGAATGCGTCCCATGTAAGGTCAAACGCAGTTTCACCAGCCTGAGTATTCATCGCTAGATATACAGCATTTGTGGCTACAGAAGGTGCAGTAATTACACCAGAATAACGTACATATGAAGTTGTAGGAGCAACGACTGGAAACGCTTGTGTAAATCCATTTGTTGCATTCCAGAAGCCAAAAGCAATCTTTGTTCCCTTTGTAACGTCATTATTTTTCACATATGCAGAAATAATATATTGCTGTCCTGGAGTCAAAGTAATATTTCCACCGCCAAGGAAAGCATTTAGGGTTGTGGATGCGCTTAAACCACTTGTTGCATAAATACGTAGGCCATAGCTACCATGTGGTGGCGTTCCCGCAGTTGACTGCTGCATACGTATATTAGAACTGCCTGTTCCTACTAAGGAAAATGTAGCAGCATTTGGAATGTTATTACTTACATTGTAATAGGTCGCTGCTGCATCTTCAAAACTAGAATAAGTTCTTGGAACAAGGTTCTTTTGGTCAGCAGCTACACCCATGGTCAATTTACCACGAACAAGCGCATCACCAAGCTGCATATTACCAGCAGTATTTATTGACCATGCTGGTTGTCCGGGAACAGTAGCACTTGCGGCAGAGGATCTAATTGATCCGGTGATGATTGACCCACCATCAATTATCGTGGTGCTTGGTGGCTTCCAGGCCGAGGGGGTAGTTTCAGCAGTTAGCTTTGGTTCAAGCTGCAATGCATCAATCACGATATCGTATCCTGTAGTTACAGCTTGCAAGCTAATATACTGCTTTACTTTGCTTACTCCAGAAGGAACTGTCAAAACAGCGCTATAGCGCGTCCAGCTTGTACTTGTTACAGGAATACCAGCAGACTCTATTGCGGCTCCTGTGTCTGGATATAGTCCAAGCTTTAGTGTTTGATCAACAGCACCATTCTTCTTTGCCCAAATAGAGTAGATGTAATCTCCTGGATTTAGGTCAATATTAACTCCAGTTGCCGCATCCCCGCCAGTTGCGAAATGAAGTTTGTGTACAGTGGAACCAGTAATTGCAGTATTCCATAGACGCAAAGATTGCTTTCCAATCTTAACTCCAGTGTATTGCATAGCTAAAAGCATGCCTGAGGTTGCGGTCATTGTAGTTGTAACTACAGCATTTGAAGTATCGTGGTAATAGCTTTCGTTGAATTCAAAATCTGCAAATGCCGACGGTGCAATATTATTACCATTTTGTAAAAGCAAGGACTTTGCTGCAATTGATCCATCGTAAATTACAAGACCATTTTGATCTAAGCGCCAACCAGTTTTGCTAGGAATACTGAAGTTGGTAGAAGCAATATAACCACTTATAGCATCTAGAGTAAGCTGGGATTGAATACTTAAATTATTTACAAAAGCAGTACCTGCTACAAGCTTTGCAGCAGAAAGGCTTCCTATTTTAGCATCAGCAATTGTAGCATTAGCAATGTTGGTACCTTGAATCAACCCTGGCAAACCACTGACTTGAGCAGATTGAGTTGATTTGTTTCCAGCATAGTCTACAGCTTTAACTCGCCAATACATATTGGTTACGCTATCAGTTACTGGAGCTGGGAATTGACCAACAACTGTTATACCTTGACCAGCTGCATCTATTGTTCCTATCAATGTAGAGCTTGATGAAGTAAACCCAGAGCTTGTTGAGGCATGAACTTCCAAATAGCGGACGTCAGCTTCAAGGTTTCCACCGCCGGATTTTGTCATGTCGTGCGAAACTAGCACAGTCTGCGTATTAAATGAAACAGAAGGCGCGATCGGTGTAGAAGGAGCTGTAGTGTCTTGTGCGGCAGTAATTGGATATGTTCCAGCATGTACCCATGCTGAATAGCTACTAACAAAGCTTACCGCTGCTACACTTACGTAATAAGCAGTATTAGGTACTAGATTGGATATACGAGTTTTTGTGCTATCTGCGGGCACGCTAATATAACGCCATGTCACTTCATCAGTACTATAGCGCACAACGTAGCCCCCGAGATTTGTACTTGGTGATGCAGTCCAGTTGACATCAATGTGTGCTGTCCCCGCAGAATCTGCTGCGGTTGTTACCGTAATAGCAGAAGGTACGTCTGGAGGAGTTGTATCTAGGTCAGTAGTATCAAGAGGTGTTCCTGAAACTGTCGCATAATTGCTGCCTTGGTTAAATACATCAAGCTGGCGCACCTTAAAGTAATGCGTGGTGATATTTGATGTAGGAAATGAGAATTGACTACTTGAAGTAGTTGCAAGCAAGTTGGATGGCCCTGGCGTAAAACCTGCACCAGAAGTAGACATGTAGATTTCATAGTTTCTAAAGTCATCTTCAACGGTATCATCCCAATCCAAAAAAATTGCCAAGGGGATTCCAGTTGCAGTCAATCCGGTTAGATCGGCTGGTATGGGATTTACAGCGGTTGCAGTTACAGCAGTTGAAAGATTGCCTACGATGTCTCTTACTTTTACGGAAATTTGCACAGATGGTTCGGGTGCACCAAAAGAAGCAACATTTTGTTCAAAACTTAGATCAAAACGTTCCTGCATTGAAATGAACTTCTTTGAAATACTGTTGGCCGTAATGGTAATTTCATAACCATTGAAATCCTTTAAAGGCTTTCCATTAGAGTCTGTTGTTGGCTTTGTCCATGTTCCCCAAAAAGCATTTCTATTTACTTGCCAAGTTAAAGCTGTAATAGGTGAAGGTGCTGTTGTATCAGACGCAGTGGTTAGCTTGAAGGTATTTGACCATCGTGAAGCAACACCATTAGCACTTTTGCTTCGGGCTTGCAAAAGGTATTTGGTGCCAGGAAGCAGATCCTTTACTACAACTTCCATTAGATATTAAGCTCCAACATATATTCGACATCCATTGATATCCCGGCCAGTTTTTGCTGTGGAGTATCCAATACGACTCTAGATAGCAAAGAAGAATTAATTGCTTCGGAGACTACCGGAACAGTGTAGCGAAGAGCGTCCAACGATAAGGTAGCACTGGTGCCAGTTGCTTCTATTTCAAGTACAGTCAAATTATCCCAGCTTGGTGTTCCAGTTGCAGTAAAGTTAGATTTTGCTATTTTTGCAATATTATATCCATTTGTCACTGGCCATGTTGCGCATTCAAAGTAATTGGTAGCATCGGTTTTAAATCTAAGAATTAAATCACTAACACCATTTACATAATATGCTAGATCAAAGGTTGCGTTGTCCGGAATTATCGACAAATCCTGGTAAAATACAGCGTGTCCCTTTACCGCACTAAAGCTTTCGTACTGAATAGATGCTGTACCTATACGATTATTAGTATTAGCAAGAGCAAAGGACCCTGTGTCATTTATCCATGGTGTATTTTCACCAAATACGAGTAACGCAATTGATCCCGCGCCAAAAGAATTCTGTGCACCAGTATAGTTTGTTGAAAAACATCCAAGCTCACGAATTTCATAGTTGTCTGCGGATGGTAAGGTAGCCTTAAAATATAGCTTTTCATTTACCAAATCTGCAATAACTGCGTTTACGTCATTGCCTCCCACTGCATACTCTAATTCAGTATCGTTAACTGTTGCAGCAGTAGAACCAATTCCGGCCACCAAAGATGTCGCAAATCCCACGGACTTACCCGCTACGGCATTAAGAATACTGGCCTTGCCAGCAGTAGTAATTATATTCTTGGCGACCACTATCCCGTCTCGGGTGGTCAGCTTATAGGTTCCCTGCATCTTTAGCGATCCTTATGTCGTATTCGGTAACACCTGGAATATCCTCTATATTAAGAACAAGGTCAATTGTTGAGGTCCCATCATCATGCATATTAACTATTTGTTCTTTCACACTTATGATATGCGGTACTGCTGGTGGCTGAGCGGCATCATTCAACCCGTCACCATAGCTTACCCCACCCAGGTTCAATACTGGGTCGTAATCAATTCCCGTACTTGTTGGAACACTAATGGAAGCCTTTGGTATGGCAGTACCATTGGCTTCCTTAGTGTTTAGCTCTAGATCCTTTGGGGGAGCTACAGATGGGTTTTGGCTTAGCTCCCTTACCGGGATAATTTGGGTAGCACGAATTTGTTTCATTATTTCGATTATAGCAGAACTAAAAGATCAGCGCACTCTACGTACAGTAACACTTGTAGTTAAACCACTCGCTCCAAATACTGTAGATTTGTCAGTTACAACAAATACCCATTCTTCATCAATGTTGGCATTAGGATAATAAATATTAACCTTGTCACCAATCTGTATAAAAGTACTACAGAAAGTGTCCAATAGGATTACATCCATAGAATCCGCCCAGTGATCAGTAATCCATTTTCCTAGAGATACCGCTTCTTCTTTAGAGAAGACCCAGTCAGCATCCAAGTCTTGGGCAATAATTCCGTGACGTAAAATGCTCAAATCATTTGATACTGTTTCTGTAGCTTCACCTTTGTCTTCCAGCATGTAACCGTACAAGAGTAGAGCTTGGTCAATACTATTAGACTCGTCAATTTGCTCAGTTCCATTGATAATCTCATCCCGATGGGATGTATTTACCATTGTAAAGATTCCCTTTACTGGATTATACTTAAAGTCAATTACCTTTGAGTGCTGGTTCGAACTATAAACAGAGATACCCTTAGCTGGCGCACTATCCAAATCAACATTAAAATCACGAATTTCGTGAACAATTGAACCAAAATCTTCGTAGAAGTAGCTCAAGGAAATTGGAGTTGGTTCTTCATCAGTTGAATACTGAGTGCCGGAGTACTTATATGGTGTGTATAGAGTGCCCTCGAATCTACTTGAGAAATAGCCATTCTTGACCATATCATAGAAGCTTTCAGTAGGAGGAACTGGCTCATTATCTACGCCATAACGGAATACTCGCGATGTACAGAATTCCATACATAGTGAAATAGGATTAGTAGATGTATATTTAATTTTAAGAATACCGTGAAGCGGTAGGATGTCATCTAGCTCAAAGGTCATTCGCTGGTTGGGCTTCAAGGTCAACCCGGCATTTCCTGACAGCACTACCTGATTCTTTGAATAATACTGCTGAATACGCAAATCGGAAATTGTCGCATCTGAACCCCAAGTAGCAAAACTCAATACGCCAGATCCAAGCCAGTCAAGACCAATAGGTAGTTCTATAGATCTTTCGATATTCGTACCTGCTGGAAGCTGCAAAGTATTGGCTTCAAACATTTTATCTGGGTATACAAACCTACCCTTGCTTCCTGTTCTTGATCCGTAAATGTATTCAAAATCAACGATTGTGGTGTCCATTGCTCCAACACCAATTAAGCTGGTTGGTCTAATGTTGTGATCCAATTCAGGATACCAAGTATCCATGTAGGCACCATCTAAATAGATTTCAATGGCAGATCGTGCTCCATAATAACCGCCGCCTTCAAGCAATTCACCCTGGCCATCTCGGAATACAAATTCAAGGTCATACCACTTATCAGCGTCAATCTTAACCTTACCTGTGTTTCCCGCAATTTCGCCGGACCAGATTCTATAGAGGTTATCTCCGTCCTTGTATTGCATTGAAATTTCATGCACTCTTCTATCTGTAGTATCACAGTATTCCGAAGTAGCAACGTTTATTAAATAGCATCTTGTAGCATAAAATGCTTCATTAATTGGCGGATTTTCGTTATCGTAGCCTGAGGCATTTGTCATATAGAAAGGAATAACCATTCTACCTTTGGTTCCGCCGCGAATTCTAAATCGAGTACCAATTTCGCGGAATTCAGTATCGCCGTGATCCTTAACCAGCACTGTAGCATGGGTAGCATGATCAGGTGCACTATTATTTGTCGCATTGTCAATAGTTGCGATACTGTCGTTAATACTCACACGACTTTGGCATTCAGTCCAGTTAATTCGTTTATTCCAATCCTTAAGATTGTCAATATTGTATTGGTTACCTCCAGGAGTAAAGTATTTACCCGGGAACCCCCACGAATTTGATTGTGCTGTCCAAAAGTCCATGGTATACCAGCCTAGTCCCTGGTTATGCGGGTGGAATTTACGCTGACCCTGCTGATCAACATCACGTGTTTTTGGACGCAAACGACCAACAAAGTGGTTCTGCCTTACAGGGTCAGTACTTACTCCACCTATGATTGGATTAAGTGGATCTTGGCTTGCTGCCTTCCAGGACAAATAGCTCTTTCTATCATAAGCTTTTCTTTCATCATCATTAAAGACCATAGCCTCCATATATGTTGGATAACCGCTTGTAAAGTCCCACCATGCATAGGACTTACCATTGTATTCAATGATTTCACCATCAATATTTACTTTTCCAGTGTATGGCCAGGTTTCAGCGCGTGAAGAACTAACCCAGATATCCCAGTTGTCCTCAAATCCATCCGGGTGAAGCTGGGTAAGGTCAAGGTAAAATGTCTGAATTACGTTACGTAGAATTGGCAATAGAGTACAATACTTAGCCCCCGCCGGTACATTGAAAACATTTTCAACGTATTGCCAAGAGCCCCCAGGAACTGTAACCCAGTTATAACTAGTAGACATGTACTGCCTATTTTCATCAAACCAATTTATTGCAGCGGAGAAGTTATCAAAGACTGTAGAATTAAAGTATACATAGCAGGCAGCGTGCATCTTTCCAACTGAAGAAGTGTTGACCATATTCGACTCAACACGAATATTGGTTGGTGACCCTACCGCTTGTACCTTTCCGGTTTGATTGCCTAATAGCGGATTTGGTGGTTCCTTTTCAGTAGTAAGTGTTAGAGTACAGTTGTTTGGAGTATATGTACCAATACCGTCCATAACACGATATGGAATTGCGGACAAATCTTCAGCCAAGAGTGATCTAACTAGTGGAGCACCGCGCAAAACAATAGCATCGGAACCTTCCCACACTGTTGATGTCAATGGCTGCTGAGTAAGGTCAAGATCATCTATTTTCACTTGACGCTTTGTGTATTTAACATTTACCTTATTTACTTGCAATGCATACTTCTTATCAAGCTTGATAATATCAGGAAGATCTAAACCTTCCTTTGCCCCTCGGAAAGTCCATACAGTTTCTTCTCCATCTTCTGGAGTATATTCGTTTCTGGTGATCAGCCTAATAATGCCATCTTCATCCACAAAAAGCGCGGCTTGGAATGATTGCACAAGCTTTGAAAGGACGTCGAATACCTTTTCGGTGCCATCCGACCAAAAGTACTTAACGGTATTTGTTTTATCCCAATCCTCGAATTCAAAGCTGTAGGTGTCAATACCGACCATGTCTAGCAAGGTTGCAATAACACGTGCAAGTGATTGGTTTTCGATAAGTAGGGCTGGGCAATCTATTGTCTGCAAGATTTTAAGAACATCAAATAGCTCTACAGTGTATTGCCATTCATTATTTTGTTGGTAATCATTAGCATACATTGTAGAAGTTCTGATGTTGTATTCCGCAGTTCCGCCCCAAGGAGTAAGGTCATACTGAACATAGGTACGATATTGGCACCAACCAACTAATGCCCCGTAGAAATCAGAAGTTGAATCCTGGTGGTTCATCTTTAGATCAGTGTTATTAAAAGTAATACTTCCATCATTAGCCGACATTTTACCAACCGGAAAAATGAAGTCCTGTGCGTCCATAGATGCATTGACTGAGTATTCTTCGGTGCGATCAGTGAGCTCAATTTCACGGCGGCCGGAAACTTCTACAACCTGCAAACGCTTATTTGGTTCTTCCAGCGCACGGACCTCAAGTTTGATTTTTGAAATACGTCGATAGACAGTCTCGTCTAGTTGCTGCTCTTCCACCCATGCCGAACCGTTCCACCAGATTTCAGCTCTACCGCTAATATCGCTAATGCTTGGATTATTGATTTCAACCCAGTCATTTAGGGTTTGATCAAATAGCCACAAGCTCCAATCGTTTGGCATTGGACCAAGGTTAAAAGTTGCAGTAACCTTATTCATATTAAGGAACTGGCCATAGTCTAATAGGAGAGTACCACGGTCTACCGTATAGGTCTGTGGCACTATTGTACCTTGATCTACGCCCGGCGCATTTATTGCAGAGGGGGTAGGACATACCCAGTATTTATACTTATTAATCGAGTCAATGGTATAGTAGCGATTTGCGTCAAGTCCAGTAGGGGAACCATCAGTATAGGATTCATCAGTGATGCCATAAAAAATACCACTGTTTGGTCTAAATCCGGACACGACAGATTGAGGAGTGAAGTACTCCTTATTTAGAATCCAATTTTGGTCATTTGGCGGGTTAGTTACTGCAACATTGAAAATCTTATTGTAGTTCCATTCGGCAACTACAATCGACTTTCCTTCGATAGCGTACCCACGCTTTATAGCTGTTTCAAATTCTCCAGGTATTACCTGCACGATCAGACTTCCTCAAATGTAACATCAAGACTATATAAATCAGTATAAGTACTACGCTTGCGAAGAACTGGATTGAAATCGGCGAACATTACTAGAATGTCCTCAAACGAATTATTTCCATATGTAATACGCAACGTAAACTCATCAAATGTACTGTTATAAAAGTTTACCATACTTTCAGCCCCCCAGAAACCATCAACTGTATGGGTATCCTGTTTTGGCAAATTGTCCCACGATGTCTTTATTTTACGCTTTTGAGCAACTACAAAATTACGCAATGTTCCATTAGCCATGCGCTTACGATTCTCTATACGCTCTGGGGTGATAGAGATCGGTGCACGATTGTGGTCAGTTAATTTATTACCATTGATCGCCAACCCCGCGCCAATTGGTAGAATTCTTGGTCTTGGCAACATTACCTAATTGCTCCGATCTTCTTTTGTTGTAATCTGTGCTTATTGTCAATGGCATCGCTAACAACACGCTTTAGTTCATCTGGAGCCATTCCAGCCGCATTAATATTCACGTCGTAAGTATATGTATCTCCTGCGCGGGTGTCAAAGCCTGCCGCTGCTGGTGAAACATTGATTGCATTTTGTAGCAATCCGGCGAACCCGGTGTAGGACATTGTAGCTTTATTCAATGCCTCAATTACTCCCTTTGTAGTACTATTTGTCAATACTGATTCAGGAAGATTAGTTCCATTGTAAAGGAAATTTGGTCCTGGCATTACATCTCCACCAGAGTCATACCAGTTGTGTGAACGGTGGAAGTTCCATGCACCAATTGGATCACGGTAACGATCCTTGATGTATCTCAAACCATACTGAGCTTGTAAACTTGGGTTTGAGGTCTTTGAACCATATCCGCGCCAAGTGCTGTCCAAAAACTGAAATAGACCGTACGCTGATGAAGTTGGGTTTTGAGCATTTGGATTCCAGCTAGATTCCTTCTGAACTAGAGCATAGAGCGCATTCCATTCTGCTCCGCCATCCCAGCCATAATTCTTGGCTACAGCCTTAACCAATTGCTGAACATTACCGCTAGCTTGTTCGCCAGAACCATCCCATGAGGCTGCGCCTTCAACGATTCTATCATCTGGAATGTGGAAGTGCAGACGGAACTGCTTATCTGTAGCACCGTGAGCATCCTTACCATAACGTACGTGGTTACCAGTTGACTCAACATTGGTTCCAAGCAATGTACCAGCGGTGTGGCCACTAGAAACACCAATCTGGAACTTACCACCAAGACCAGGTACGAATGGTCCGAATGCCTTACCATTCTGAACCATACCAGTCGAGAAGATACGCTTGTATGGGCTAGAAGCACCAGTCAATACGTTGGCGATAGCTGACATATAACCTGAACAGTCGAATCCAGCAGGACCCACACCACCCCAGATATATGGCTTTCCATCCTGTGCGCGGGCGAAGTCCACTGCCGCACCTGTTCCACTTCCGCCAAGCATTCCAAGTGCTGCTGCAATTTCTGAATTTTGAGCAGCGTAATAAGAAGCAAGGTTGTTAACAGCTAGGTCTGTCATCGCGCGACCCATAATACCGGCAAAGGCACCACCGAATCCAGCGAAGTTTACACCAGGATTAATCGATCTTGGGTCACCGGCATTGATTCTAGTAAGATTTTCCTTACCGATCTTCTGTACAGCGTCCTTATTAATAACGAATTCACCGCGCTGCAAAACCATAGGAATTTCGCTTGAATGCAATCCACCGCTTAGACCATTACGTGAACCAGGAGAATCATCGACCGGACCACCGGCGTGTCGGAATCCCAGACCTCCGGCAGGACCACGTGAAGGTGCGTAAGGATCGTTTCTAGTGCTTGGTGGATTCCATCCAGCAGGAGGATTACCAGTACGCAATAGATTCATGAAGTCATTTAGGTTAAGACCAAATGCACCCTGTGAAATAGCCCCGGCCACTTGAGCACCAAAAGCAGCCCAGTTTGCATCACTAGACATTTGAGTACGAGCAATATTAACATTGTTCTGCAATGCATTACCAACGATTTGACCCCACTGGCTACCAGCACCTTGCAAGCCTAGACCAAACTGACCATAAGCAGCACCGACACGGTTAATGTGGTCATTTAGCTGCTGCTCATTCTGAGGAATAAATGCCTTCAAGGTAGCAAGCTGGATATCTAGGGTACGCTTATTTGCTTCCTGAATTTTTTGCTCTTTCTTTTCAGCAGCCTGCTGTTCCTTATTTAAGCTTTCAATTCGGTTCTGTAGACGTTCACGTTCGGTATCACGTGCTTGCTCCATGCTACGCTTTTCCATTTCGCGCTGCTTCTGCAAGGACTTTTCTACAGCCTGTTCTTCATCCTTAAGTGAATCAAGCTTAGCTTGCTTTTCTTTACTGATAAGATCCTTGGTTGCATTAAGCTCCTTAACCTGCTTATCTGAAAGCTTTGACTTCTTTTCTGCTGCATCTGATGCACGACTATTAGCATCATCAATAGACCAGCCTGTGATCATTGAGTCAGTATTGTTTTGTACTCTTGCGGCTTCATCAAGATTACCCCCGCCAAGAGCACGACTATAAGCGATGCGCTGATTTGCTAGACTTGTAAGTCTTTCAATACGTTGTTTTTCAGCCTCGAATTGCTTTTGGCGTGCATCCTCAATTTCCTGTTCGGCTTCCTTTTGATTTTGAATTGCATCAACTTGCTGATCAATAGAATCGATTCGAGCTTGGGCTTCATCCTCAATTGACTTTTGGCGTGCGTCGAAAGATGCTTTTGTAGCATCCATTGTTGCATCCCAGCGATCCTCAAAATCTTGCTGCTTCTTTTCATATGCTTTATCAAAACTATCAATTGCATTCTGAACCTGTTCTTTTTTAGCTTCAAAATGACTAGTAATTGCGTCAAGACGATTCTTCCAGATTTCTTCAGCAGACCCTGCATATGCATCGTAAACGCTGCCCATCGCGCCGCTGAAAATGCTCTTCTGAACATCAGTTAGCTTCTTGGCTTGATCCTCAGCAGTTCCACCAAGTGAAGCAAAACCAGATCCGGCAGTAGCAACATCCTGCCACATATCTTCTCCAGCATTGCTTACGTCCTTCATTGCATTAACAAATTTCTGCAATGCTACAGCATTGTCATATGCTGTCTGAGCCATGTCCTTGCTCGCTTGTGCATATCCATTAGTCGCAAGTCTGGCTGCATCTAAGCCAGAAACACTCGCATATAGGGTTGCAAGCTTCTGCTTTTCTACATCGGTCATCTTACGCCCGGCGTTTTGTTCGTAGGAGGTTACAGCCTTATTGTAGGAATCTTGAACCTTGGTCGCGTCACCAACACCTTGACTAAGGTATGGCATGATGTCTCCAATTACAGAGATCTTCTTTACTTGATCATCAGATGCGCCATTAGCTCTAGCAATAGCCTTTGTTAGGTCAGATTCTTCCTTTGCTAGAATCTGCAACTTGGTGGCTGCGTCACCACTAATTTCATTTGACTTTCCACGGTCGTTAAGCTGCCATTCTCCAGAATCTTTGTTAAATTCCATGAACTTTGAACGAGCATCCTGCCAATCCTTGCCAAGCTTACCTCCGTATTCGCTATTTAGCTGCTTGAAAGCATCACCATATGCTGCCGCCATATTATCAGCAAATTTCTTTGCAAATACTGCGCGATCGACGTCGGACATGTTGGCGATACGATCCTTAAACTGCTGCGCTAGCTCTTCAGTTTGACGCTGAAGATTCTGTAGATTGTCACCCTTTAGGCCTAGTTCACCATTACCCTGATCCTCCAAAGAATTGGTTTCGAATAGATTGAATTGCAAGGCTCCTAGCTTCTTACGAATATTATCCATAAAGCTATTGAAATCCTTTTCGGTATTAGCGAAATCGAATTGAACCTTAATATTTCCAAGAATCTGGTCAATTTCACTACGGGTCTTACCAGCAGCACGAAGCAAAGCTTCCATGGCATTAAGAATTTCAGTCTTATTCATGCCCTGGCCCATAAGGTTACCAACTTGAGTATTTGCCATGTATTGCAATTCCTGCATTTGACCTACATTGCGGAATCGCTCGACCATTGGACCGTTGTCAGTCTTCATTTTTTCAGCCATAGAGGCAACAGTATCTTGTACCTGCCCGGCCTCATTCTTGATTTGACCCCATTCAACCTTGGTACGACCAAGAGCCTTTGTCCAGTCATCAGTTGAACGCAAAATTTCTTGGTGCTTTTGTTCCTGCTTTTCAGCCTCAGCAGAAACTAGCTTGGTGACTGCCAGTGCACCTACAAGTGCGACACCAATTCCAATACCCATTGGCGAGGTCATAAAGCTCATTGCAGAACTTAGACCATTCTTGATTGAGCTACCAATCTTTTCACCAATACCGCCAAACTTTGAAGCCATGTTGCCAGTTGCGCCACTAAGCGCAGAGAACAACTGAGTCCCCTTGACCACCTCAGAGATCTTACTTACAAGCGGAATGATACCACTCAACGCTACAGATCCAAGTGAAATATAGGTAAGCCATTTTTCAAGTCCTGAACCAGTCTCGGCAACCATACTACCAATACCGGCGACGGCACCAACGCCAACAAGTGATTCAGTACTAAATGCTTTCTGCGCAATATTAGTCTTTCTTACTTCATCGGTGACCTTGGTTTCAGCCTTTGCAGTCTCTTCCTTCGATGCAGTAAGAATCTTCTGTTGTGCATTAAGCTCAGCTGCTTCCGCTGCGCTCACAGACTTACCAGTGTTTGTGCGCCATTCACCAGTAACAGGATTTTGTATGGCACGTGTTTGGGTAGATGTCATAGCCATTCCACCACCAAGCATCCCAGCAGACTTTGCAGCAGTTGATTGTGCAACATCGACAGCTTGAATTGCTCCTAGAAGCTTATTCATTTGGAAAATCAAAACTTGTGCGGCTTCGGACTCGGTCATGAGCTTTGAGGTCATACCCTCGGCAGAAAGCTGAGCTGCCTTCTGTTCAATGGTCATTGAACCATAGCCCTTACGTAGACCCATTAGGAATCCAGTGAATTTGATTACGCTACCAAATAGGTTACCAAACAGACCAGCAAGCATTACAATAGGACCGGCAGCAGCAACTACCAGACCCAGCGCGGTTGCTACAAACTTGATTGGTCCTGGAAGACTATTAAAGAAAGCAAATGCCTTGCTGAATCCAGAAATTACGACTGTGCCAACCTTCATGGCAAAGTCACCAAAGTCCTTTAGTTGAGTCTTGAAGGACTCAACCGCAATGGTGAATTGTCTTGATGCAGAATTCTTGATTGCTTCCTCGTGCTTCTGTGCAATACTACGTAGTTCACCATCCGATTTTGCGGCAAGTTCCTTGGTCGCGGCAACTGCACCAGTCTTAGACTGCAAACCCTGCAAAAGACCAGTAATACGTGTTGACTGGTAGGTTCCGAATAGCTTACCAATGATCTTCTGCTGGTCTTCAAGCGCTACGTTTCCGCCCATAATTGCATCGGACAGTGCCTGCATAGTGTCTAGCGGGTCGCCCTTGGTGCGTTCAATAACCTGGTTTAGATCTTGCTTAGTGAATTCATGGAACAGTTCCTTTGCCTGCTTTGTTGGAACCAATACACGGTTCATAGCTGACTTAATTGCGTTAGCACCTTCAACGGTGTTAATACCACGTTCCTTGAATGCGGTTAGCAATACAGTGGTGTCCTTGAGATCTCCACCAAGCTGCTTTACGGTAGCACCGGCAATAGGAATTGCATCAGCAAGATCCTTCATACTTGTTGGAGTCTTGGCGTCTACCGCGTTCAAGTAGTTAATAGAGTCAGCTAGCTGCTTTGTGTTCAGACCATAAATTGTCTGCATTGAAATAACAGCCTTGATGGATTCTTCTTTATCAACATCACCAAGAACAGAAAGGCGTTGGGCTTCACGAGTCATATCGTACATGTCCTTACCTTGCTTACCCGCCGCTGCAAGATCACCCATAATTTCTAGAGATGATTGAACGGTCTGACCAAGCTCTTGGGTAATACCCATTGCTACCTGAGTTGCTTCTTCACGCAAACCCTTGGTAGAACCATCATATACCTTTTCAATACGAGTAAGCGCCTTATCGATGTCCATTGCGTACTTACCAGCGGCTACTGCTGCCATAGCAAATGGCACAGTAAAACCAACCATCATCTGGCGACCGGCCCATTGGGTATTTTTACCCCAATCCTGAACCTTAGTTCCTAGACCAGAAAGTAATTCAGATTGAACAGCCCAAGTGCGATTCAGTCTTTCCATTGCCGTGATGGTTGGTGTAATTGAAGCAACAGAGGGAATGGTCATTGTCATTCCACCCTTATTGCCTAGAGGAGTAGCGTATGCTTTTGCAAGACGCTCCTGTTGCATAACGAGATCAGAGGTACCTTTACGTAGAGTACTAAAGTATTCCGAAGCAGTAAGCTTACCCTTTTGAATCCTGGCAGTAAGATCGTCCATTTGTTTGAGACCTGGATCCCAATTGAACTTAGGGTTAGCAATTTTATTTAGTTCAGCAGTAAAACCGGCGAGCTTAGTTGAATTAAGTCCGCCGATTTGCTGGGTCAATCCTGCTACGGCTGTACGTAGGGCATTAACAGAAGCCTGCGCTTCTGTTGTTGTACCTGTGGCGACAAAGTTTACGCCAATGTTCTCAGCTATACTAATTCATCCTCTTCTTCATCTTCATCAATGAACCCAATCTGCATGTCATTGAAGTCGTACTCTTCTTCGGTCATACCGGCGGCCTTCGCAGCACCACGACGCATTACCTCATCAAATTCATCAGCCTGACCTTCGTCGATGTCAATTCCCTTCAAAGCGGCTGCAAATCGTTTATCTTCCTTGCGAATCTCATGGGCCTTTTCGTAAAGCTTAACTAGTTCATCTCTGGTGAGGTGTTCTTCCAGATCATCAAAGTTTTTATAAGCCCCGGGGTAATAGAAGAGCACTTCGGCTTCTATTTCAATCAGCTCGTCCCAGCCATCCCCGGAGCCGCCTGTAGATTTGGGTCATTTAACTTCACCCCGGCGGCTATGTCGAGAATGCGCTCCATGGTTGGCATATCAACATGCTCAGAAAGCTTTTCAACATCTGAAAGCTCTACATCAAAGGTTTGCATTGCAAAAGCTGTTGCTTCAAGCATTACATCAAGGAATTCCTTGTTCTTGAAACCCTTCTTCTTACGCATTTCTTCGGATGGAGTTAGTTGCTGTAAAATCTCAGCTAGCTCACGGAATTTCTTAATGGTAAGTGGGTGAACACGAACTGGCTTCTCCCAGTCTTGTAGTTCGATTTCCTCGATTGTATATACTCTTGTTGTCATTCTTTTTAATTCCCTTTCTAGGTTAAACTTATTTTAACACACTGTGAGCAGGTAAAGCAAAAGGGCTTCCTTTCGGAAGCCCTATGCTTAAAACAATTTATTCATCAGCCCTGTATTGGGATCAAACGGTCACGAATGGTTCCATATTCTGCACCTGATACTTCAGATGGAAGTAGACGGAAAGTTACCGGGAATAGAGTAGCTTCGTTCTTCTTCTGAGAGTGAGCTGATGCTTCAACACTAAGAACACGACGAACGTGGTAAATACGCTCACGCTTCTTGTTTGCGTTTGCACCACCTGGAGCTACACGTGGAGAAGGACCAATGAACACCATTTGACGTTCAACTGGTTCTACACCAAGAGCACCTGCCTCCATACCTAGAACTTCTTCGTCTGCTGGTACTGTTACACCTTCAAAGTCCTTAGTTGCATCTACAGTACCACCAGTAACATCGGTTGCTGTTGAGCTTGCTGTAGAGCGACGTAGAGATGAACCACCCTGCGCCCAAACAATTGCTAGATTCTCTAGAGTTGCCTCGGCAAATGTGGTCTTAACTGTAGCGGTCATCTTCTGCTTGAACATCTTTGCAGCGTCAAGTAGCTGGTCTACGTCAACCTCTCCATAGTCTGGGTTATAGGAAACTTCAATACCTCCGGAAGTATATCCGGTACCGCGCCACATACGAGTTGGAACGCTTGCGGCATCATTGGCTTCAAGTGTTCTAGTGTAAGGGGTTCCCGCTACACGTGCTGGTAGAGCTACGCTGTCCCAATCTGTAGATAGTGAATCTGCTACTGAAAGGAAGGTGGCCGCTGCACCAACAATAACGTTTCTGCTTGTTGGCTTTGCCATATCGTTTTTCACCTCCTGTTATTTTATAGTCGATATTCGTTCTCTTCCAAAAACGATTATCGCATTATGTACTTTATGACGCAAATTTAATTCCACATAAAGTCGTTAGTCTCGTCGCCGTAGTTGCCAATTCGACCAGTACCTTCATATACAGCGTCATAGCCTATTGTTATTTGCAATACATTCAATCCGCCCTCATCCTTTGCTGCAATAGGGCCAGCGGCATTCATGAAATTAATTGTCTTTATATCAAAGGGGTAAGTTGGGTCATTTCTGAAAAACCAATTACAGTCATATGCAGATCTATCTTCACGCTTTGTCAATGCCTCAATAAAATTAAGCATTTCTGTCAGCTTACCCACATTTCCGAACAGGAAGGTGTATACAACTGCACCACAAAGCTTCCATGGTTCATCCTGAATCTTGTTGAGCATTATTGAATATGATCCTACTGGAAGCTGTGCAAATTTCTTTGATTGGTTATCCCAGATTGTCATTAACTCTGGTAATGTTCCGCCCGGCGATAAAAAGGGAATCTCTTGAATTGAATCTGAATCTGCAAATCGATCATTAGTATCCACGTCAGTAACATATTGATCTTCTGGAGGAATGATCGCAAAATCTGGATCTACTGTTCCATTTAATTCCTTAATTCCACGGAGTCTATTTTCAATCCATTTATTTAGCCTATAGTATGGGGCTTCATTGTAAATCGTCATCTGCTACCAATGCCCTTCTTGTTGCAGCGGCTGCAACATAATTTGTATGTAGACTCTGCGCTAGGGTTGCAGCAAATGCCTTATCAATCCCCACAGGCTCAAGCTTAATTGTTTTTGGTTTTGTCTTTAATCCAGAAATCGCACGTAATTTATTCACTACAGCATTTCTGATTGTTTTAGCTACTCTAGGCTCAAGGTGAGTCTTTATTAATTGGTCAGGAATGCCTGATCTAAACCAGGTGTTAAATTCATTAGTGAATGAACCCCATGCTTCTGCTGGTCCAGCCTTGGCAATATTAATAGTTCCATTAAAGTAAACTCGGCCGTCAGCCTGGAATCCGTGGCCGCTGCTTTCAGCACCGCGCTTTACATCCTTAGCTACAAAAACAAGCATTTTAGCTAATTTGGGAGAAATACTTACTGGTTTTCCTAATTCAATAACGGGAGCTTTCCATGTAAATCGATGGTTACGCTTAACGCCAACAGCAGCCAATTCAGGATCAACTGGAACCATTTTTGTTGATGCCTTGAAGTCGAATGAAATTTGTCTAGTCGCTCCGCGCCCGCGCAAAACATGTCTCCAAAGACGTTGTCCTGGATTTCCGATCTGTCCCCAATCGTACATATGTCCAAACTTAAGTGGGTGACTTAAAGATTCTCTCGACATATGGTTGACAAATTCAGCGGTAATAATTGTATTAGCGCTTTTTACCAAATCATTGACATGTGCATCTGTTTTAATTGTGGCACATACACCATCAATTACATTTGCAACCTTGCCGTATTTTTCAGTTTCCATCCCAATATTAAACAACGACTTCACCCTGTTCTTCTGCACGCTCAATCAAGGTGCTCCATTCTACTACAGCTCCAAATGGATCTAGAACTGGAGATGAGCCCATTGAGTTATACCAAGTGGGTGGGGCGCCTCGAAGCTCAATTTCACAGTAAATAACTTCGCCAGTAGTTTTGTTTCTAATATTTGTTATTTGAACATTTCTACCGATATTTTCTTTGCAGACCATATTGAGGTAGCTCTGCTTATCATACATTTCGCCAAAGCTTTCAGTAGTTCCTTGAGCCTTAAAGCTAGTAGACACAAATGGACTAACCATGCAGTCTACGGTCTTCCATAGCTGCCACTTATATTCTATCTGGCCAGTTGTGTCGTCTTTAAAGCGTTTCTTTGAATAGATATCGGCTTCAAACGCATAACCGGCGGATAGGATACATCCACCGATCATATTATCCCTACCCCCGGGTAAATTCTATAGTCAAGTAGTAATTTATCTGCTGTGGCATTACCAGTACCATTAAATGCTAAATCATGGAATTGAAGACGCCAATCACCCATCTTGATTGATTGCAAGTACTTGTCACGATACTTGTGATCTTGGCACATGAGGTCGGCTGTCAGTATCTTACTGGCTTCCTCAACCGCTGTTGGTGGTGAATTATAACCCCAAACTCCGGCAACATTATATAGCATGTTTCTACGGAAGAATGGTCCACCATTCCATAGCGGATCAATTGTAACTCTATTTGGCTGTTGTCTTAGCATCCAACCATCAGAACCTAATTCCCAAGCTGGATATCCTAGGCCAATAATCGGTCCTGGACGTGTAGCCAGAGTACGATTTAGATATTTCACATCAGTAAGAGTCATAAGACGCCATGGTAGACGTAGGCTATCTCCACCAGTACCTTCTACGACATAAGTTGTTGTCTTCTTTCCAAATTGCTGACCACAATATGAATTAATAACAAAGCGTGAAACTCGCTCACATTCTAGGTAATCTGCATAAGTTTTTCCAGAATCAATAAAGTAAGACCATGGGGAATAGGGAGTTACTACGGTGTAGTAATCCTTAATGGTAAGAGTAATTCCGCTTACTGTAAATGTCCAGTCGATTTCAAGTTCGGCCTCTTCCGTAACCACCCCGGTCAAAATTGAATCCACGGTAACAGAGACAGGCAAGGTATAGGAATACTTCCCTACCTTGCCTGTTGTCTTAGTGGCTACAGCTGAGTCTACTAATTTTACGCCGTCCTTATAAACACTTACTAGCACATCACCAGTGGCGTCGGTTAGGACGCCATTCTTAAAGGCATCAAAGTAAACGTCACTAATTGTATTTGCTAGTATTTCCTTCATAGTGCTTTTATTCTAGCATATTTTTTATCAACTATAAAACGCTTTTGCTTCAGCTGGTGAAGCAAGTCTAAAACCTTCGTGATCGTCAATAATCTGCTGTGCAGTGTGTTCATTGACAATTGCGTATGGGTGTTCTCTAGTAAAAGTAACTCCATATGCCTGAAATGTTGGATTCTTGCGCTCCATCTTGATTAGAACGTCAGAATTCTTAAACAATGTCGAAGTGTCTTCAGACTCTTCTGTTTCGCCCTCAAGAAAAGCCTTCTTGTAAAACTCGTATCCTACATTGTTTTCCTTAAGCTTGGCGACAATCTGCTTATTGGTTTCATCGCCATCAAGCTCTACATCTGCCTTAGCAGCAAGCTTGGTTAATTCTTCCTTGTTCAAACTGTTTAAACTCATCGTAACCTCCTTTCGCAATTATAGCATGAAATGCAAAAGGCGGGACCGAAGTCCCGCCTTTTGACTAATCAGATCAAGATGCAACCTTTAGGTTCTTACCTACTACGTAGGCATCTGCATTCTCGATGTTTACACCAGCGCGGGTGTAAACGGTGTACTCGATAGCATCCTTCTTTGGCTTGAATTCACGGTGTACCTGGATTTCACGACGGATACCAAGAACACGGTTCTTCGGGAAGGTAAGCTCTACGTGTCCGTGCTGACCAGTGGAACCTGAATAGGTACCAGCAGCAGTTTCATCGAATAGCGGAATTTCTCGAAGTTCAACACCAAATGGACGACCGGCGACGAAGCCAGGTGAACCCTCAGTACGAACAGCGTTATCACGTGCCTGATCAGCGCGTGGACCTGCCCATGGGTCACCACCAGCTTGCATAAAGTCGGATAGGTAGTCCTGTAGAACGTTAGTACCAGTATAGAAAGCTAGTTCAGCACGCTTTTGCATAAACTTACGTGGCATAGCCTTTAGCATCTTGTTGAAGACTTCCCACTTAAGGGTCTGTCCACCCAAGTCTACTACGTGAGCCTCTGCAAGAGCACGCTTGTACCAACCATCAAACGCCCTTAGGGTACCGTCAGAACTTGCGGTGTCACCATTGATTGCAACATCTTCAAGGTCGTTACCAAATGCAGTTGCCATTAGGCGTGCAATGTGATCCTCGATATCTGCTCCTTCAAGGTTGTCCTCCAAGGTTTCTGTTGAGATTTCCCAGTCTAGACGAAGCTTGGTTGTAGTAAGCGAGATCTTTGAGAAGGTGGCACCTGCGTTCTCACCGGTGTCAACAGCTTCTGTAGCAACGCGAACCAATCTCTGTCCTACGGCGATGCGGTCAATATCTGCAATCGGTGCGGACATACGGTGCGTACGGCAGTCTCCATTAAGAAGAACTGTTGCGTCAAACATGTAGTCAATGAAGCGGTCAGCTTGTTCATTCTGAAGCAAAGCTGGCTTCTCGCTACCGGTATTAGTAGTTCTAATGACCTTTTCTAGAATTTCACTCATGTGGATTTTTCAACTCCTTTCTTTTTATATATTAGTTACGGTCGTACGTAGGTGGAAGAAAACGGTTCGACCAAAGACTTTCTGTTTTTTCTGCCTTCTTGATTGTTTCTTCTTCTTCAATATCGGCAGACTTCTTAACGGCGGTAGACTTCTCTACTGCGCCTTGAATGCTCTTAAGACCTTTTTCAACAGTACCTAGACTTTCCTTAAAACCCTTAACTTCCTCTTCTAGGGAAGTGTGCTTTGTTAGAAGATCTTCTAGCTTTGCATCAACGTCTTCCTTTACGGATGCAACTGCCTTCTGGATTTCTGCTACGGTCTCCTCACGGTTTTGCTGTGTAGTTGTACCAAGGGCTGCTTTGATTTCATCAAGTGCCTTGGTGATAGTAGCTAGATCTGGCTCAGCAACCTCTGAAACAGTTTCGGAAACTTCCGGAGCAGCTTCTTGCTTTTCAGTTTCAGTAGTAATAACTTCCTCAACTGGCTTTACTTCTTCTTGCTTTTCATCTGACATTTCGGAACCTCCCTTCGCTGCGTCAACCTTCTCAAGCTTTTTACTAGCTTGCAAGACTTTCTTTACTGACTCTCCTTCTGGAATGCCAGTTTCGATTTCATACCAACCGATATTTTCCATCTCTGTGGAGCATGCGGAGCACTTACGTACGTCTTCGTGTGCTGCAACTGCAATACGATCGATTGGGCACCAAAACACACTATTTGTTTTGGTTTCTGCGAGTAGACCTTCAATTCTATCCGAACCATCTGCTGACTTTTGTACAGTCAAAACATTACATAGTTCATTACCAGGAGAGTCTACCAAGCTTAATTCTACCATCTTATACTTTGTAATATAGCGAACGGTACGATCATCATCGGCTAGATATTCAGTGTGGCATTCAAGAATGTTACCACCAACACTAAAGCCGGATAGCGTACCATCGAGTACCTTTTCCCAGGTGGCCGGGGCTCCCTTGGAAACATAAACATCTACGTATAGGCCGTTATATACTTTACCATCATCAGCCATATAGGATTCGGGACGCCAATTTAATACACGTCCCGCTGCTAAATCGCTATGTTGTTCGCGCACGTTTCCGCGCCAAGACTTCCAGGCTTCAATACTGGCTTCCTTGGTGATGACATCATCGGTTTGATCCGGATTGTCAATAGTACCGAAACCAGACACAATACGCTTTTCCTGATCCACGTTAGCCTTGCTAAATGGAATATTAACGTATACTTTATCCTCGGTTGTTGAAAAATGTGCCTTTTCCATAACAATCATATTCTAAACTATTAATTTTTATTTGGCAAATTGCGATTGTTGACCAATATGTTGAGACCAACAAACCCATGGTATACAGCAATCATCAATGTAAAAATCCAATCTGTAGCTGTAAAATGGGTCACTACTGCCAAACCAGTTGCTATTATCCAAAAAATAAATCCGACGATAGCTCCTGTTCCTAGTGTAGAAATCCTTTCTCTAAGTGCACCATAGACGATAATTACTCCTATGGTCATTAAAATTGCACCAACACTAAATTCGATACTATTTTCATATTTTCCAAGCGACTTAAAAGGGAGGGCCAGCCAAAATCCAAGTAACAGATCGAAGACACCCATGATACTGATAACTGATGTATTTACTGGTTGCAGCATTCGCTTAGCTACCTTATCTAACATTAGGGTGTTCTCCTTCCTTTACCTTTGGCATTTCTACTGCCTGTATCCCCCCGGCCTTGACTTGAAGCCGCTTGTCGGTTCTGATCTCTTGTTCTAGAACCCGTAGCTTGCGCTGTAGCCTCTGCCTTTTGAGCAGGGTTAAGCATACTCGGCTCCATTCCCTTACCGTCTGGGCGAGGACCTTGACCCTTTCTACGGCGCACTTCATCCGGAACGGCAGATCCAGAGCGTAGATCTCTTTCGTCAATCTGGCTTTGAGTATCCTCGTCAACCAAACTAAGTTCATTAAGCTTGAATGTAACCATGTCAGTTACTTGCCTAAATACTCGCGCCATTTTCTTTTCAAAGATCGACTGCTCAGGCTTTGAGTAGCTTTCTTTGAAGACCTTGTCTGCATCTTGTGACGCAGCCAGCGATAGATTCGCGGTAAACACTCCCGCGCGACTAGCGGGAATACGGTGCGCCATAAAAATTTCTTCATTATTTGCCTCCCTGTATGCTCCAAAACTAAAGTCCTGCTTACCTGATTCAACATCGTGGAATTCAATTTCGGGCAGCTTTCCATCCTGGACATTACCGCCCAGTGGAATAAAGATAGATCTGTGGTGTTGTCCACGTAGTCCAGATTCAAAGAATTCTACAAGCTTATTTACAGAATCCGCACTTAATGAACCACCCTTAACGACGATTACATGTCGTGGAACAGCCTTATTCTCAAAGTAGTCAAGGTTGTATCTATTGGCAAATTCATTTCCTGCCAACGGTCCTTTAGCAGCAATAATATCCGGAACTCCGTAATAGAGGCTCGCTGGGCTGTATTTCTTGAGGTGAATTATTTCGTTAGGATTTTGATCGTCAGTTATGTTGTTAACGACATCCTGACCAAAGTTCTTGAAGAATGCGATTCTATTACCAATAATTTGAATAAATCCGTCACGAAGCCTACGAATACGCACGTGTTCGGCTGGAATATGACCAATGTATCCGATCGCTCCACTAGCCGTACGGCCTACCTCGATATAACCATTTCCTGTGGTTTCATAATCCTTGCCGACCTTCTTCATGACCTCCTCCCAGACATCAATATTGTTGATGTCGTCGAGCCAATCGGTCATTTCTACCTGAACCTTGGCGAGGTTCTTTTCAAGCTTTTCAAGCCCGGCTGGTGTAGTAGTGCGATCACGCATTTGCTTCGTCTTTGGAGATTCGATAAAACTCCAACCAAGACCAAATACCGACTCTACCTTTGCGTCAACTGCTGCATGGTGTGCCGGGGAAATGTCATAGAGCTTTGCTAGGTAATCAAGATTGTAGGGTGGTGTAATAGCATCTAGGTATCCATAGCCATAATATACTTCATCGGTGACCTGCTTGGATTGTGCACCATCCTTACCGTAATAGCCTTTCTTTGCTTCACGGTCAGCCTTACGGATGTAATTACGTGAAAGTCCACGAAGCTTACGTACATCCTTAAGTTTTAAATTAAATGGGTCGTCTTCTACTATCTTTCTTTTTTCTAGTGTAGAAGTAAGAACAGCATCAACAACCTTATCTTCTTCAGCTACTGCGGCCATTTCTCATGTTCTCCTTATATACACCGATATCATATGGGTCCGGCACTAAGCCGTGTTCTAGACGCCAGTTTTGCTCTTCCCATTCTTCCTGGCTGATTTTTCGTCTTCCTTCTGCAAAAACTGGAGAACCATCTCCATAGCCCAAGTTTTTGGCTACTGCTGTAATATTAGCCATAGCCTTAATATCTCCACGCATTGCAGTAATAGAAAGGATATTCAAGTCTTCATCCGCCAGGAATGTATCATCCGGCAGTTTCCAAACATAAACGCCTAGATTTGTTTCTCTTACTTCAGTAAGTTTACTCTTTTGACCCATGTGCAAGAGTATAGCATTTTAACGTAAAAATGGTCAAATTAACGTCCATTTTTAGCTAAATTAGTTTCCTCCTGTACCAACAATTGCCCATGTATTTCCAAAAAGCTGGAAAGGTTGGTCGTTATCAAATAATCCTTCTGTTATTTCTACCGGCACTTCGTTGACAGTTATGTCGTCTGCACCTATAGAAACCTTATACAAATTAGCGACATCCGAATCACCAAGTTCCTGGAAATAAGCAGTAAGTAGCAAGTACTGCATTGCTGTAGGGGAGCTAGACCCATCGGTATTTAAAGTAAAGGTAGTTGCTGCGGCAGAGGTATTAACAAGCACTAAATGGTTCCATTGATTCATCAGAATATCAGTTAGATCTGTCACCGGAACACCGTTAAGCCACATGCTATAACCACTTTGCTCTGTTGTGCTCACAGAACCATCAGCACTCGCAAAAATGACACCATCCTCTTCCGGGCGGAATATAAGTTCTACGCTCTGTGGTGGCACTTGAAGGTCGGCACGGTCAGATGTCAACCAGGTTCCTTCCCAGCTTGCGTAGGTCATATCAACCCCATCAGGAACATTTACAATAGAGTCTTCGGTTGTATCCGGGAAAATTGGTTGTCCTGTCGCAAGCAGTAAAGCCGGGGTTGATTGTACGATGTCAGCTGATCTTATACTCCTGATTACCGCTTTAAAGTCAGAACGAGGAGTATTACCCAATCTAAAAGTAATAATAGTTCCACTAATGAGCGTAATTGGGACAACAAGCTTTTTGGTAAAGGTATGTATCTGGTTATTATTTAAATCCCAATCTATTGACATCGTGTCATCATTTACTTCTACTGAAACATAGCTCGCACTACTTGGTACTCTATAGCGAAATAAGTAGGAATCAAGCATGAATTGTGAACTAAAGCTAAGATCAGAAATACCTATCTCAACCTTTTCAATTTGATCAAATGTATTAAAATTAGTTGATGTTCCAGCATAAATAGCAGCCGCATAAATATTATGACCAATTGATTGATCATCAATGGCTATATCCTTAGTGTATAGTTTTCGCGTATAGACACCAAATCCATCAAATAGGTATGAGTAATCTGTTGGGAATCCCGCGCCAATTGAAGTTTCGGTGATTGCGACATCCAAAACTCCATTAAGTGAAATAGTTTGGGATTCGCCATTAACTGTTAAGGTAGCCTGGTTTTCACCAATAGTTACAATGACATGCAGTTTTTTATTCCAATTAGTAACCGGAACTGCACACGTTAGTGATTGAATTGATTCACTCTTATTATAAGTTAGACTAAGCAATATTGAATAAGGAGTTAGCCAGACGCCACTTCCGTTATTTGCAAGTATGATTGCTGCATTATCTTCAGGTCGGTCGGCCAGTACCACGAATTCTGTTGTTACACCAGTTTTGAATACTGGATTACCATCAATTGTGGCATTAGCCGTAGCATCTAGCTTGAATGCTTTATTGTGACCGCGAATAATTGGCTGGCCCCCCAGTGCCATTGAATTGCTTGAAAGCGTATAGACACTAGAA